AACGACAATTTAAATATTGGCTTCGTATAAACGGTTTCCGTCCGGAGCAGTTCGGAACCGGCACAAAGTGGAATCCGATTAGGCTCAGTTCACGAAAGAAGTGAGTTAAGAAAGTCCTTGGTAATCCAAAGGGCTTTCTTTCTGTTCTTTATATCTTATATGAAACTAAGATATGAAAACGCAAAAATGTATAGCCTGTGGCTGGGAAACAGTTTCTGTGATCAAAACAAAAGAAGGATATATCTGCTATAACTGTTACTCTGATAAAAAGAACCCTCCAAAACAAAAGCAACACCATGATAACGAAGAAGCTCGGATTCAGTCGGAGTTTTTCAGCAAGGTTCCTTTATTCTTTCCTAATTTGCCGGATCGACTTCTTTTTGCAGTCCCGAACGGTGGCAGCCGGCATAAAATAGAAGCGGCTAATATGAAGCGCCAAGGCGTTAAACGTGGAGTGGCCGATGTAATCCTTCAGATACCGAAAAAGGGATATGCTTCTCTTTGTCTAGAGTTCAAGACATCTACAGGTAAACAGTCTGCAGAGCAAAAGGAATACCAACGCCAGGTTGAGATGGCGGGTAGTAAGTATGTGATTGTTCGGAGCGTGGAACAGGCTATCCGGGAACTGCAACTGTATTTAGGTTAATAGATTTCTCTGTTATATTTTAGAATAAAAGTTATGGCTGAATTGAAGTATGACCCTCGGAATTATCGTATCCACACAGATAAGAACAAGAGATTGATCTGTAAAAGTTTGGAGGATTGTGGAGCGGGACGTTCTATCCTTTTCGATAAGAATGATTGCATTATAGCTGGGAATGGTGTGTATGAGCAAGCGCGAGAATTGGGCTTACCGGTTCGAATTGTGGAATCAGATGGTACAGAATTGATAGCTATCAAGCGTACCGACCTCTCAACAGAGGATTCTCGGCGTAAGGCGCTTGCCCTAGCTGACAATTATACCTCTGATACGTCTGTATTTGACTTTGACGCGATTGTTGAAGATTTTGGTGCCGATGAGTTGGACGCTTGGGAGTTCAACATTGATGATTTGAATATTGATGATGTTTCAGTAAATGATGTAAAGCCAGATAAGGGACGCGTCGGTAGCTTGAAAGAACGTTTCATTATTCCTCCTTTCTCAGTACTTGACTCTAAACTTGGAAACTGGCAAGACCGGAAACGTGCCTGGCTTGATCTCGGTATAAAGAGTGACGATGGCCGGGAGAAGGAGATTACGTTTAACCGATCAGCACAACCACCCCGAGTATACGAAGCCCGTAACGTAATTCGTGAAAAAACAGGTGTCGATCCGTCGTGGAACGAACTACAGAAGTATTGCCGGGATCATGGTATCCCGTTTATGGATGGAACCTCGATCTTTGATCCGGTACTGTGCGAGCTGGCCTACCGGTGGTTTAATATTCCCAATGGTTGTATCCTGGACCCATTTGCTGGTGGCTCCGTTCGTGGTATTATTGCATCCATGTTGGATATGACTTATTTTGGTATTGATCTAAGGCCGGAGCAGATCGAAGCCAACTGTAAAAACGCTGCTGAAGTATTAGGGGATGAGTTCGGCGGGAAAGGCGGCCATAAGTTCGCTCCTCTGTGGCTTTGTGGAGATAGTGTAGAGATAGATGCCCTGGCAGAAGGTTATGAGGCAGACTTGGTTTTTAGCTGTCCTCCGTATGCAGACCTAGAAGTGTATAGTGATGATCCAGCAGACCTATCGACGATGGATTATCCTGAGTTCCTGCAAGCGTATAAAGAAATCATCCGGAAGAGTTGTTCACTGTTGAAGCCTAATCGATTCGCCGTGTTTGTAGTAGGAGAGGTTCGCGATAAGAGTGGTGTGTATCGGAGTTTTGTTCCTGATACGATCGCTGCGTTCCAGGAAGCAGGCTTGCATTATTACAATGAGATGATACTGGTTAACAACATAGGTAGTCTGGCTATGAGAGCCGGAAAGCAGTTTAGTAATAGTCGAAAGATTGGTAAGCAGCATCAAAATGTGCTTGTATTCTATAAAGGGGATCTGAGTAAGATTAAGGAGAATTTTCCCGAACTTGATTTCTCGAATGATGATTTGTTTAAGGAAGATTGATAAATTTGGCGAATAACTAAAGAAAAGGATATTCGCCATGAAAATAAAATTATGTATGATTTATCGTGAAGTTTTAGCGAAGAGATTAGAACGTAAACGCAAGCAGTTAGTGGAGTTGGAGAGACAGATAAATAATGAAGGTGTTTCTTCATCGGTAGATAAGCGTAAATATATTGAGTTGAAAGCTATCGTGAATGAATTGGAGAATTGTCTTGATATGGCAGATTCTATGTTTAAATTTAGTAAGGAAGAAAAAGGAGAGTAGTATTTAATGGCAAAGTATAGTCAAAAATTAGTGGATCGGATTTGTTCTCTTATTCGGGAGGATAGCTATACTATTGCCGAAATCTGTGATTTGGTCGGTATAAACAAGGATACTTATTATACTTGGATGAAAACGAAATCCGACTTTTCCGACTCTGTAAAAAAAGCAGAGGATGCACGGATGCAATTCTTTGTTGCCGAGGCCCAAAAGTCTTTATTAAAGAAGATTCAAGGTTATGAGGTGGAGGAGTCGAAGATCACGTATATCGATAGTGGGAAGCCTGTGGTTGATGAGAATGGAAAAGAGAAGCAGAAACCAAAGATCAAAGAGAAAACGATAGTCAAGAAGCATATCCAGCCGGATACTGCTGCGATCATTTTCACCTTGACAAATGGTAATCCAGACCGTTGGAAAAACAGGCAGGATTCTAACATTAGTGGGCTTACTCCCGTAAGTAAGTTTGAGGGAATGACTGACGAGCAATTAGAGGATTTTATCTATGGAGAAAAACAGAAGAGAGATATTGTTGTTGATGGCGGAAGCAGCGAATGTGCTAAGACGCCGGAAGGCGAAAAATGATTTTTGGTCATACTGCTTGTATTATGATCCGAAATTCTTCTCGAAACGCCTGTTCTTGAAGGAAGTGGCAGACGCTTTCACACGGGTATATGAATCGTATTTGTCGGGTGTGATTCGCCGGCTGGCCGTCTCCATGCCGCCACGTGCCGGGAAGTCCTATATATCATCCTTGTTCATTTCGTGGATGCTTGGGCACTTCCCGGAGGAGTCGGTCATGCGCAACTGCTGCTCCGATACGCTGTACAACAAACTGTCCTACGATACCCGTGATATTGTCCGCTCTTCCCGGTTCAAAGAAGTTTTTCCGGATGTAAAACTACGTGGTGATAAACAGAACGTGCATGGCTGGAGTTCGGAAGCAGCCCGGCAGGTGAGTTACTTTGGAGCTGGTGTAGGCGGTACGGTAATTGGTTTCGGTGCGTCTATGTTGGCCATGACCGACGACTTGTATAAGAGTTTGGAAGATGCACTATCTGACACTAATAACGAAAAGGTCTGGTCTTGGAAGCAGGGAACACATGATTCCCGTATCGAGGGAAACTGTTGTTCAATCGACATCGGTACCCGCTGGTCGGCTACGGACGTTCTTGGTCGTATGGAGGAAATGGGGAAGTATGACGAGATTATCCGTATTGCAGCCCTGGATGAGAACGACCGCTCTTTTTGTGAGAATGTACATACGACAGAGTATTACCATGAACTACGAGAGGAAACGGACGATTCCATCTGGTGTGCCGAGTATATGCAGGAACCGATCGAGGCTATTGGGTTGTTGTTCCCAAAATCAGAATTGAACCGCTTCAAGCTGGCAGATATCGAAGGTAAACAGCCGGATGGCGTGATCGGTGCTACCGATGTGGCCGACGAAGGAGACGACGATTTCTGTGCACCGATTGCCAAAGTATTCGGTACAAAGTATTTCATTACCGATGTCCTGTTTACGAAAGACAATGTCGAGATTACCGAACCGAAGTTAGTTTCCTTGATTCTTGACACCCGCTGCGACAATATGCGTATCGAAAGCAATAACGGCGGCCGTCTGTTTGCTCTGAATGTCCGTAAAGCTGTAAAGGCAAAGAATGAAAAATGTATCATTCAGGCGAAACCGACAACAGCCAATAAGGATACACGTATCTTGTTGAAGTCTGGTTGGATTAAGAAGCATTGTTATTTCCTGGAAGAAAGTGAGTATAAGAAAGGTTCGGACTATGACCGATTTATGAAAGCGCTTACCAGCTATAAGAAAGAAGGTGGCAACAAGCATGATGATGCACCGGACGGTATGACGATCCTTGCCGAGAATGTAGAGTTCATCGGGTTATGCAAAAATAATCGGGTACGGCAGGTGGCAAGAGGGAGATAATGACTATTTTTGTAGGAATAATTTTATATGGATGTATTATGAAAATGGAAATTAATCAACTTAGAATTGGGAACTGGGTTAAACCTAAAAATGGTTCAGGTATAGAATCTAATGAAGGTACTGTGTTTTGTATTAACGGCTATTTAGTAAGTGTTTCTACGAATAAAAACCCTTATGATATTCATTTGATCGATCCAATTAAACTTACAGATGAATGGTTCCTAAAGTTTGGTTTTGATTTGATAGATGATCAATATTATTCAAAACATACTCAGTGTGGAATAGGAGGTTTAGGGATAACAAAGAAAGATTATCGTCCTTTGGTTTTAGTTGTGGATGAAAGACAATATGATGGAGTTTATCGTCAAGTTATAGGTAAACAGATAGAATATGTCCATGAACTTCAAAACCTTTATTTTGCATTAACAGGTGAAGAGCTTAAAATAGAAGAAAATAAAGATGAATAATAGATAAAAGTAGATATTCATTAAGCGCAGTCATTATAAAGTGATTGCGCTTTTCGTTTTTATATTTTAGCATAAAACAATTATGCCAAGTATAAGCGAAATTCTTGCAAATGAAGATTTTGGGCAGGTAGTCAGTACGTTATGTGTCGATACGATTGAATACCGGGAACCAAGAGAATATTACAGAGAATACCACGGTGAGCGCCGGCGACGTAAAACCTCTGTCGGCTGGCGTGAACCCAAACAGTTGGCAGTCTATTCGGAGACATTGAAGGATAAAGAGGGCAATCCGCTAAGGTTGGAAGACAAGATTGTCGATGTGGCACGTATCGTTACCAACTTCCCGAAAAAGGAGGTGCGTACCTCTGTCGCCTTCTTGTTTGGCGGGCAAATGACGATTACGGGAACAGATCAGAACGATGGTTTCCAAGAGTTCAAACGTGTATGGGAACGCCGATTGAAAATGCAATCCGTCTTGAAGTCGTTCGCTCGTAAGGTGCTTTCTGAAAGTAAGGCTGCTCTTGTGTTCTATCCGTATACTTCCAAAGGATTAGACGGCAACTTGATTACGGAGTTGAAGGTGAAAACGCTTTCCGTTCCCCATAATGAAAATACTTTCTCTGAATTTTATCCCCACTTCGATGATAACGACGATATGGATGCCTTTATTCATCGTTACCAAGTGAACTCTAATGGTATGATCCGGAACAGTTGTACAATCTGGACAGTAGATAAGATTATTACGGCTATCGATGAAATGGGTGGCTGGGTAATAAAAGAGGTTCCCAATCTATTCGGAAAGATTCCGGTCGTGTATGCAGATGTTTTCCAACCGGAATGGGACGAGGTGGCCGGTATCATGGATGCGCGGGAAATGCGTTTGTCCCGTATGGCCGACACTAACGACTACTTTGCGGAACCAATCTTGAAAACGTATGGCGATTCCGATTTACCTTCTAAAGAAACAACCGGGAAAGACCTTAATTTCCCCATTAAGGTCGATGAAGTATCTGGCAAGGAATATCATGGCGATGCTGATTATTTGACATGGACTGGCTCCCAGCCATCTGTAGATAAAGAATTGGAAGAAACGAAAAACGAACAATTTTCCGGTACATCTACGCCGGATCTTTCTTTTGATAACTTGAAAGGCATTGGCAACCTGTCCGGTGTCGCTCGTAAATTCATGCTGATGGATGCAACTATCAAGGCGAGTGAGAACATGGAAACGTTTGGTCCGGTGGTTCAGCGTTGCGTGTCGGTCGTGTTGGCTGGAATATGCAATATTACCAACATCAAGTACCGTCCTCAATTGGTGAACAACCTGATCGATGTGGAATTTGGTTCCATTTTGCCGGAAGATTTGGCTGAAACCCTGCAAACCCTATCTATTGCCAATGGAGGCAAACCGATTAACGCTCAGCGCACGGTTACGGCTCATTCTCCGCTAACAGAAGACTTGGAAGAAGAAATGAAGCTGATGAAGGAAGAGGAGGATACGGCTGCGCAACGTAATAACATGGTTGGTCTGACAATGGGATATGGAGAATGAAAGAACTATCATTTCATGAGCGACAATTCCTGCAACGTCTGTTCCTGCAACAAGGCAGCATAAAGTATTCGTTTGACGAGTTTGTTCGTAGGGTAGGATCTCTTCTGGCTAAATGGTCGGATCATGGCGGCGACCGTGTATGGATAGGTAATGCTACTATTGAAAAGCAAATAGAACGTCTGTTGGATGATTTACACACGCAGCTCGTAAGCAATATATCCAATACAGTTACCGATGTATGGAATTTAGGCAATAGGAAAGCGGATGAACTGGTAACGGGCTATATTAAGGATATGGCTATCTCCACTACGCTAAGGGAAAAATTGTTTTCCCGGAATGCCGATGCGCTGAATACTTTATTGAAACGTAAAGATGAATTTGGTAAAACCATATCCTCCCGTGTCTGGGATATAACGGACGGGGCCATGGATAATCTGGAGTATTACCTTTCTTCCGGATTGTCTTCCGGTCGTCCGTCGGCGTTGATCAGCCAAGATATACGGCAATTGCTAAACGAACCCAACCGTCGTTTCCGACGGGTAAGGGATGCGAATGGGAAGCTGGTTCTATCCCAGCCAATGAAAGACTATCATCCAGGACAGGGTGTTTATCGTTCGTCTTACAAAAACGCCCTACGTTTAGCAGCAACGGAGACCAATAAGGCTTTTCGAACTGCCGATTACGAACGTTGGCAGAAAATGGACTTCGTGACTGGTTATGAGGTGGAACGTTCACCATCGAATCACGGTCCGTGTCCTGTGTGTGATGCAAAGGCTGGCCAATACTCGAAGGATTTTAAGTTTACGGGCTGGCATCCGTTCTGCATCTGTATAGCTACGCCGGTCATGATGGATCATGAGGAGTTTGCGGAATGGTTGCTGGGGGATGGAAAGATTGAAAGAGATAGTATTTCAATCCAATATTCAAAAGATAGAACGAAAGAGCTGCAAAATTGGGCAAAGCAGTCTTTATTGAATGGCTCATTCTCTCATAAAGATTTTCCGGTACGAGTTAAAATGACAGGAAAGTCTATCAAAGAGTTCTTGAATCAGCCTCATAAGTTCAAGAAAGAGAAGAACGAATTGATAAAAAATATAGGAGCGATATTTGCCGGTTCGGATTACAAGGGGTATACTGAATACCATAAGGATAATCCTATGATTAAATATTCTCATGTTTTTGAAATTGAGTTGAACGGAGAGAAAAGTTGGATTATTGTTAGAGAAGATATAACCGGGAATGCCGTCCTTTATAGTATATCGGATAGTGATAAGGTCTTGACTGGCATAAAAAAGAAGTAGCCCGATAGACCATCACCGTAGAACTACAATCCACGGCTGAATCTATCAGACTACTTTATGTTTTTAGAAGAATGATTTTCAAATAGCCCCCCTCGGAACTGTAATCCGAGGACTTGTTTGTAAACCACTTCTTTCTGCAAAAATATAAATTATCTCCTAATTGTCTAACGATTTTGGAAATTTAATCGTCAAAGTCGAGAATAAGCTGTTTCCCGTTGGCCTTCCATTGTTCAAATGAGTAATCGACTGTCATGTTCATTTGCTTTGTAGCTTTGGCTAGTTTGTTCTTCGCTTCATGGAACTCTTTTTTGAGGATTTGGATACGGGCCCAGTCTTCTGCTTGTCTTTTCTGCTTTTGATTGACGAAGCTGGCGTAAGAGGCGAAATGATCATACAGTGTATCGTAACACTGCATTTTGTATTTAATGACGGAAGCTCTTACTTCTTCATCAACTCGATTAGTATCAATTGAAAATAACCATCCAAAAACGTATCGGATAGGAATGCAGTACATTTCACGTTCTTTCCCGTCTGCGGCAACCGAGGTCATGATGACCCCGGTTGAACTTAATATTTCATCACGATCAATTCTATTACGTTGAGCTTTGGCGTCTATGCCAAGAGCATCACAAATAGGTTTGATGGAAACTAGTTGATTAAGATCATTACTAGCCATGATAGCCACATTGTTTACTTTCGCAATCTCTTTTACGTTAAATGATAAATTTTTCATATTTCCGAAAAAAGCGAGGGCAAAGGAGATTCTGTAGTAAAGTGGCAGTTTACAGAATACACCCAATGCCCTCTAAATTTCCTATTGACGCAACTGCCACGTAACGTCTTTCTGAGATAATATATAAATCAGAAAAACTTTTTCCGGAAGCAGATGGCGATACCTTCTATATTTTCGCTCTTTGCATTTGTAATTTTGCACTTAGCTTCTCAGCTTCCTTTTGCATATTTTCGGAAGCATGTTTGATGTAGTATAGCATTCCTTCGGTTCTTCCGATTTCTCGGCCGGTATTGAATGCGGCTTGTAGTTCAGGAGTGGAGTACTTACCCATTTCGGAGGGTTTGGCCGTTGGTTGTTGGGTACTATTATTTCCCGACAAACAATTTTCTCTGAGTTTGGACATGATTGAATATTGTTTGTTGTAAGTGGATAGACAAAAGAACGGTTTCGCCTGTCCCTTTGTCCTACACCTCAGATGGCAGTTATGGCCATTAAGCCATATCAAGGGGGTACGAAACCGTTATGTTATATGTTCATGTATGGGTACAAGAGTACCAATACAAAAATATGTTCAGCGGTTACCCGCCATCTGAGAATTTAGGACACCACAAAGATGAACACTTATTCTGAATCCTGCAAGAAAAAACTTTCCCTCCCTTATATTTTAAACAGAAAACTCTTATGACAATTTTAGATTTAATCAAGGCGGCATGTAAGACGAAAGGTGTGCCAGAGAAGTATGCGGAACGTATTCAGAAGACGTTCAAAATCGAAAAAGCTGAAGGAATGGAGGCTTTTGTGGACCTGTTCAAAGAAAATATCCTTCCGGCTATCCAGGAGGCAGAGAATGAAGCTAAGACTACGGCTGAAACGGCTGCGGTCGCTGCATACGAAGCAAAACATGGATTAAAAGACGGTAAACCGGTGGAAGATCCGGATAAGAATAAGAAAACGGAAGAAGAGCTGTTGAAGGATCTTAGCCCGGAAGTAAAAGCTTATCTGGAAAGTATGAAGAAGAGTGTCGATGATATGGCTAAAAAGGTGGGTGATTCCATTACTAACTCGGCAAACGAAGCCAAAAAAGAAACAGTTCGGAAGCAGTTGAAAGATGCCGGTCTTCCGGACAGCTGGCTGGGACGTGTGGATTTGGCTTCTGAAACGTCTATCGAGGATCAGATCAAGACACTATCCGAAGAATATACCGGAATCCAGCAAAAGGCGATCGATGATGCTGTGGCTCGTGGCGATTACGCTCCCGGTTCCGTAAATCTTCAGGACCGTTCCGAAGCGGATTGGGCGAAGCTGATGGATCAGGACGTCGATAATAGTGCAAATAATCCCGGTGTGGTAAACCTGGGTATTGAATAATCCAAGTAAAGTGTAACGTTATGTACAGAAAAAGAGAAAGAGAATTCCAGTATCCTCCCGGAATTGAAAAGATTATTGAGGATGTGATCGGTGGTGGGACGATTGATCGCAGAGACTTGCAGAACGCTTTGTTCAATGGCAAGGCGTTGGACGAACTGCCTCCGATTGTAATAGTAGTAAAAGATCCGGAAACAGGGCTGTATCATGTATTGAAGACGGCAATGGCTTCCGATGCAGGTAGTGAAACAACTTATAAGGTGGCCAAGAATCATCTGTTCGGTGTGGGTGACTTCGTGACGATTGGTGGCGCTTTGACTGGCGCTTCCGATAAGATCACAGCTATTGATAAGAGTAATGCGGATTTCGATACGATTACGCTGGCAGCAACGATTGGGGCTGCAACAAAAGGTCAAGTATTGGTTCAGGCTAAAGACAAGCAGGCTGCGAAAGCCGCCAAGTTACCTTATGATGGCGAATTGGTCGTCACGATGAATAAAGTCGACTTGACTGTAGCTAACCAGCAGTCCGGGTTATTGGTAAGAGGTACGGTAAACGAATCCTGTATGCCGTTCCCGGTAGATAAGGACTTAAAGGCATTAATGTCGTTTATCCGTTTTGTGTAATCCATTAAAATCTGATATATGGAAAGAAGTTTAATTAAACAGGTGAATAAAAAGAACATGGCGGCTCGTTTGAATACCCGCCATGTGAAACCAGTCGTTTTCCCGAACTTCTTCGGGGTGAAAAGAAAGACTTCGTTGAAGTGGGAGACACTGACCGGCGAGAAGGGTGCTCCGGTAATGGCAGATGTGATCTCTTTTGACGCTTCCGCTCCGCAGAAGACGCGCGAGGTAATCAGCAAGTTGTCCGGTGATATTCCAAAGACAGCCGTTAAGCGTGGTATGAACGAAAGTGATTACAACGAGTACAAACAGTTGGAACGTGACGCACAGGGTGACGCAGACCAATTGGCATTGCTGAACCTGGCTTTCAAGGATCAGGATTTCGTGTATAACTCCGTCCGTGCCCGTTTCGAATGGTGGTGTATGCAGCTCATGAGCCGTGCGGGTTTCCATTTGTCGGCAAAGAATAATGGCGGTGTCGTTACGGCTGAGTTTGTTGGTTGCGGTATGCCGAAGAAGAACCAGCGTAAATCTTCTGTAGATTGGAGCAACGCTTCAACGGCTAACGGCTTGCAGGATATCGAAGATACGGTTGTTGCTGCTTCTGCCGAGGGAGTAACGATTCGCTATGTAGTGATGCACGTGGCTGACTTCTCTTTGTTGAAGAAGCAGAAATCAACATTCGACACATTGAAGGCATGGGTTAATTCGTCTTCAAAAATATTGGTGACGAAAAATCTTATCAACGAGTATCTGGCCGAACAGGAAATCCCGGTGAAGATCATTACTGTGAATCCGTCTGTCCGTATCGAGGACAAGGCTCATCGTCGTAAGACGATCAATCCGTGGGAGCGTAAACGTGTATGTTTCTTGGAGGATTTGAAGGTTGGTGATATCCAACACGGACCGATTGCAGCCGAATCTTCCGCTACCTTGCAGAAGATTGCCCTCATGGTAAAACAGGATTGGGTATTGGTTACCAAATGGTCTGAACTGGAACCGTTCAAGGAATGGACGAAAGCAGAAGCAAATGCTATCCCTGTCGTAAACGATCCGGATGCCATGTTCATCATGAAGGTGGATGGCCAGGATTGGAACGCATCTGAAGATACTGAAGGTACGGATGATATCCCGGCAACATTCTTAGGTGAAACCGTTGAACCGGAAGATCAGATGATTCAGGATACTGAAAACGGAGAATAATAATCATGGCTAAGACGATTCGAGATACAATACTAGCTTATCCCGGTCTCGCGGATTGTGAAGATTTTTTGGATAACGTCGTTTTGCCGGGACGCGGTTTTGAAGGTACAGAAGATAGTAAGACGATCGATATTCAAAAACAAAAGCTGGTGGCTGCCGACCTGTATTCAATGGTCGGTGGTCTACCGGACTTCACAGAAAACAAACTCTCTATCACTTATCCTCGTTCCTGGTATGACGCTACGGCAAAACGGCTGTATAGGGAAGGTGGAGAACCGGAGAAAGCAGAACTGATCGGGAATAAGATTGAAGTTCCAAAAGGAAGGGCACGAAACAGATGGTAAGACGGTATTCATATAAAGCGATAGTAACAATCCAATCCGGACAATTGGTAAAAGGGGAATGGGTTGCCGGAGAACCGACGGAAATAGAGGTTACAGGGCAATACTTTCCATCCAATAGCGGACAGCAATTGAAGCGGAATGTCGATGGGAAGGAATTTATCGTACACGGTGAGTTCTCGACAAAGGCCCGTCCTGTGGAAAATGCGAAGCATATCCGGATTGATAGTATCGCTCTCGATGTGGATATCATCTGTTGGGAGCCGTTTCAGACTCACTCTGTAATTTATGTATAGCGATGGCAAGGAAAGGTGGTTTGACTCCGATGTGGAGCGATAGAGAAGTAGAACGTTGGTTCGATTATTATGTGGACCGGGCGGAAGAGCGGATATACAAATTATTGCAACGTGCCGGGGAAGAGTTCGTGAAGATTGCCCGAAAGAAAGGAAACTATCAGGATCATACTGGTAACCTCCGTAGCTCTATCGGTTATGTGATCGTCAAGGATGGCGATATATTGACCGAGAACTACGAGTTGTCAGATAAGAAAGGTACCGATAAATATACGGGATTGAGAGAGGCTAAAAGGCTCGTATCAGAATTACTACCCCTTTATAAGAATGGCTGGGTATTGATTGGTGTAGCCGCTATGCCTTATGCCAAGTATGTGGAAGCAATCGAAAATCTGGATGTTATCTCCGTTGCCACGGAACATGCCGAGGATTGGATCAAGAAACAGAGTCGAATGTTATTTGATAAACTCGCTGAGAAAGGATATTGAACATGGCTGATCAGTTTGATATAGTAGATATCGTGTATGATGCGGTTGAACCGGTCAGTACGAGCTTTATTCTGTACAAAGATCGCTCTGGTGATGGTGAGACAAAGAATCATATCACAATCCGGATGCTCACGTTAAATGAAACAGAGGTTGTGAATAAAGGTTCGGTTAATATCAACGTATTTGTGAAGAATCAAGCGAAAGGCAGGCCTGATCGACAGCTAATGAAAGGAGTGACACGAAAAGTTAAGTCTGCACTACGAAATATCACACCTCCTTTCGGCATGTATTGGAAATCTCGGATCGTATGGTCCGAACCTCTTGGCGAAGCAAAAGAAGGCTTCGATTGTACGAATATAAGATTTGAAGTAATAACAGAAATAGATTAAGAATATGGCTAATGAAAGAAGTTTGGCGGTAGGCGTATCCTTCTTAGGATATGGTGACCCCGGTGATGGTGTTCCGGCCTCTATTTATACACAGTGTCCGATCGTTCATGAAGGCTCAGTTGCTTTCAATTTCAATGAAGCGACCTCTGTCGATTTTCGTGCGGAAGGGATGAAAGATCCTTGGGAGTCATTCGATAAGGCTGGCGACCCGGATAGTTTTGAATTTGCTATCCCGTCGCCGACAGCTCAGGAGATGCTCGCGTTTTGTGGTGGTTCTGTAAGTGGTGGTAAGTGGAATGCTCCGATTGATATTCCAAATATCCGCAAATCGTTCAAGATACAGACAACACCGTACAAAGGTAAGTATACGGAATATACATTTGCCATTTGTAAAGTCAGTGCCCGCTTGAGTCAGGCTCCGTCTTCAGAACAAACAGACCTTTTGCTAGTTAAATGTACCCGTTTGGCAGCAATTACCTCTGCTGGGCAGCAACGATCTTCGTTCGGTCGGGCGGTGATGAATGTAACCCTTACTCCGGTAACGGCAGTTGCAATCACCGGTACACCCAAAGTTGGTGAAACGCTTATGGCCACCTTGACACCAGCGGAAGCGACTGGTGATTTCCAATGGCAACGTAAAGTGGATGGCCAGGGAGAAGCCCAAGATATTGAGGGGGCTATTGGTGACAGTTATATGATCCAGCCGGAAAATGAAGGCGATAAAATCCTTGTCAAGTTTATGGCAAACGGTTTGTATTCCGGAGAGAAGACAAGCGCAGAAACAGAAGCCGTACAAGCAGCAGAATAATTAAGGACTGTTGTTTAGGTTATCGAAAGCCTCGGAACTATCCGGGGCTTTTATATTTTAATCGAAAATATGAGTGTAAAACAAGTACTCCAGTTAGAAAGTGAATCCGTTTCTTGTCAGCCGGTAACCATTCCGTTTGAATTTACCCGGCTTGAATCATTACCGGAAGGAAAGACGGTAGGGGATAGTATCGCCATAACCCCGATCACTGTCCGCACCTGGTTTCGAATAAAGCCTCTTTTGCTTTATATCGATAAAGAGGATAGAGAGGTTTTGATTGCTGATAAGAATAAAGGATTTTCCAATCAGGTCGCCGAACTGATAGCCAAATATGACGAACTTATCTTTGAAATCGTATGTCTTGGCATTCATAATAAGAAAGGTGATATGCCGGCCTGGTTCCGGGAAGTTCTGAAAGACAACTGTACATGGGAGGATATCTATATCCTTCTGAATGCCGTCTTGTACCGGATAGGCTGTAACCCTTTTTCTCGTACTATCATAGCGCTGGAAGCTGTGAGCCCGTTAAGCGAAGTGGAGATAATAGCCCTTCAGAAAAACAGCGAGACATGGAAGAAGAAGGCCCTCAAAGCAGCTTCATGTTCTTAGTGACCTGCAACGAGGCTTTCGGCTATTCTCATGAACAAATATTGGATAGCAGCTTTGTTTTGTTGGTCGGCATGCTTCGTGAACGTGGTTATTTGATTAATCGAAGGGCCAAAGATTTTCATTCGGAAGATACGTCAATTAAAGAGGAAGATGGAGAATGGGTTGAAATGGTTGATTTCGATACTGGCCATGTGAAACGGATAAAGAAAGTTTTATCTGCATGACTATATATTATATTGAGAGTAGAGAAAAGGGTTTGTCATAGTGATAAATTTTGATTTGTTTGGTAGTAAGAAAGCCCTGCGGACTGTGAAGTTAGCAGGGCTTTGTTCGTTAAAAAGATATCGGGTAACGTTCCGGATGAATTATGCTGTCGATCTCAAGATCCACATCGATTGCATCCCAACGCAACGATTCTTCATCCGGCATGGTTACATCCAATACATCCGAAACTTTTGCATTTCTAAACCAAGGATATCTGTCATACGATAGATAATATTCCTTTCCTCCTACGAAAAGGAGGATACCGCGTGCATTAATCATTGTTACTTCCGCGGTGGTTGTTCCATTTTTCTCTAATAATGTGCTCATGTTTTTGTACCTCCTTTAGTATGTTTGAAATTTCAGTTGAAGAAAAACCTTTATTCTCAGCTAAAGAAATAGAAGGTTCTATCCAAATTTTAGCCTTTTTTTCTGCCTGTCTGATATGTATATGCATTCTGTTTTCTTCTAAAGAGAAGAAAAAGAAACGCATTCCATTTTTATAAAAAACCGTTGGACTCATACAGCAAATATACAAAAGATTCCTGAATACAAATGCTTTTAGTTTATATTTTACCATAAACGGATTATGGGAATCAAAAATAGGGATGGAGCCTTATTTATGGCTACTGGTATCGACAACTCCGGTTTATACGAAGGGAAACGCGAGGCTATGGGAATTATCAAGACTCTGGCAAGCGAGGTGACCTCTTTTGATATATTCAGTGGTATCGGTATCAGTGCGGCAACTGCTTTTGCACAAGCTGCAAAAAGCTCATACGACTTTGAAAAAGAGTTCCGGAAGAACATGCTGGAAGTGGCAACCATTTCCACACAGGTGACGGATGATATGACCGGTTTTATGAATCAGGTTATGTCCATAACCCAAGAGATACCGATTAAGGCTCCGGAGGCCGCCAAAGCACTCTATAGTATTGTTTCTGCCGGTCATGATGGGGCAGATGGTATGAAGATTCTAGAAGTTTCGGCTAAAGCAGCCGTGGGAGGGCTTACAGAAACCGAGACGGCAGCCGATGCTGTTACAACGATCCTGAATGCTTATAAGATGTCAGCAGAGGAGGCTGGTACAGTCTCTGATCAGCTTTTTACAACTGTCCGATTGGGTAAGACTACATTTGGCGAATTAGGAGCCTCCATAGCCCAGGTTGCGCCTATTGCGGCCGCATACGGGATCAGTATTGATCAGGTGTTGGGTGCAGTCGCTTCATTGACCAAACAGGGTACGCCGACAGCGCAGGCAATGACCCAAATCCGGGCTGCTATCCAGGGTACTGCCGGGGAACTTGGGGATGCCGCTTTTCAAGGGCGTACTTTCCAGGAAGCATTGCAGTTGATTAACGAGAAGGCTGGCGGTTCTGCTTCTAAGATGAAGGAAATGCTCGGTACGGATGAAGGATTGGCTGCAACATTGGCTTTGACCGGAAAGAATGCTAAGTCGGCAGCGAGTGATCTCGGAGAGTTACAGAACTCTTTAGGAGCTACGGAAGCCGCGTTTGAGAAGATGAAAGATGCTGCAGACAATCAGCTTACATTGTTGGCTAATAATGTACAGGCCTATTTGCGTCCTTTGGGAGAGAAGATTCTGAAAGAAGTCTCCGATATTGCCAAGGCTTTTAATGAAGCATTTGAGAATAACGATATAGAAGGTACAATATCAAACCTTGAATCGTTGGTAAAGAATGCAACTGGAGCTTTTCTTTCATATAAAACAGCTATTCTATTAGTTCAGGTAGCTCAACATTCGTATGTAAAATCATCTGCTCTAAGCCGGTTAGCGACAATTCAACATACGACAGCTACAGCATTACTTACCGGTGCTTTAAGAAAACAGGCTGTTGCTATGTTGGCGGCAGGAAAGGCAGCTCTTGCAAATCCATATGTATTAGCTGTGGTAGGTGTTACCGCATTGGGATATGCAATATTCAAACTTGCGACACAGGCTACAGCTTCGGAAAAGGCGTTGGCTGCTCATAATAAGAGAGTCGCAGAAATGAGAGAATGGTCTGATGGAATGAGAAGCCAGACGGAAGAAATGTTGGGTGTGTTGCAAGATGAAAATAAGTCCACTTTGCAAAAGGTTGAAGCTTATAAAAAGTTACAAGAGCTTTATCCGAATGAATTGAAGAATCTTTCTCTACAGAAATTCCTTTTAATGGATATGGTTGAAGTCAACAAGATGTTGTCCAAGTCGATAGATGATCGTACTATGGCACAACAACGTGCCACTGTGAATTCCATTGAAGAAGAGATGGCTAAAAATAGTAAACGGATTTCTCAATTAGATAAAAAAAGTTGGATTGACACTAGCTTCCCGGAAGCACTTGAATTACGTCGGTTGCGAAAACGGAATGAGCAGCTAAAGATAGAACATGAGAAAGCAGTAGAGATCGTTGTACAAGGATTAAAAGATCGTACAAAAGCAGAGGCTTTGGTAAATAGCCAATCAGAACAAGAAGAGACGAAGTTTGCAAAACCTGTAGATCAGAAAGAACTTGAGAAACAGAAAAAACTTCAAAAGGAACTCTTATCTCTTCGTCGTCAAAACCAGCAATCCGAAATTGACCTGATGAAAGAAGGTTCCGACAAGAAGATCGCCCAGTTGAATCTTGATTATGACAGAGAGTTGGATACTATCCGTGCAAGAGAAAAAGAATGGAGAGAGGCACAAGGCGGAAAGTTGACTAAAGAGCAGACGATTGAGATCCGAATGGCAAAAGTCAATGCTGGGGCCAAATTAGGAAATGCGACATCTGATGTTATCCATGAGCAGATTGAAGCAGAAGAACGCGCCATGAACGAATACTTGAAAGAATATGGTTCATATTTGGAAAAGCGTCAGGCTATCACGGAGCTTTATAATGAGAAGATAGCAAAGGCCACAACGGAAGGTGGACGGCTTTCCCTTGCAGAAGGTATGAAGAAAGAGCTGGCGGACGTGGATAATGAAGCCCAAAAGAGCACCTCCATTATCACCCGGTTGTTTGATGATATGAGTAAAAAGAATATCACCTCTATTCGTGCCATTGCGGATGAAGCGGAAAAATTCTTGTCTTTTCTTGAAAGAGGGGAATATTCATCTGATAATTCATTCGGTATTACCAAAGAACAGTTTGATGTGCTTCGCAAATCACCGGATCAGTTGAAGGCCATCAAGGATGAAATAGCCAATGTCCGCCGTGAAGCCGACCAAATGGAAACCTCTTTTAATAAAGTTTCAAATGGCCTGAAAAAAGTCTTTACCTCTGAAAGTGATGCCAGGAAGTTAAAAGAAGGTTTGGCAGAAATAGAAGAGGGCATGAGTGAAATTATGCAGACCGGGCAGTTCCTCTCTGACACGTTTTCGAAGCTCGGAGATTCGTTTGGTGGTGTATTCGGTGGGATAGCTGAAGGTTTCAGTGTGGCTATGGACACTGTAAGTTCTGCAATGAACGGTGCGAAAGCCGGTTCCATGTTCGGTCCACTCGGTGCGTCTGCCGGTGCTGCCATTGGTGTCGTTACATCTTTGGCCGGTGCCATCGCCAAAATCCATGACAAGAAGAACGAGAAACGTATCCAGCGGTTGCAGGATCAAATTGATACATTGGATAAATCTTACGGTAAGTTGGAAAAGTCAATCGAGAAAGCCTATTCAAAGGATGCTTCCAAAATGATTGAGCAGAACAACAAGCTGCTGGAGCAACAGAAGATCCTTATCCAGCAACAGATCAGAGAGGAACAGGACAAGAAAAAAACTGATGACAGCCGTATCAAGGAGTGGCAGGAACAAATCGAGGAAATCAACGACGTTATAGCAGAAAACAAGGAGAAGGCCAAAGATGCCATCTTCGGTGAAGACCTGAAATCCGCCATTGACAACTTCGCTAACGCACAAGCCGAAGCATGGGCTTCCGGTGAGGACCGGGCAGAATCGGCAAAGGATACCGTCAAGAAGATGATGCGGCAGATGGTCACAGAATCCATCAAGGCTGCAACGGAATCTTCCGGTGCAATGGAGAAGATTCGTGACAAGCTGAAGGAGTTCTATGCCGACAATATTCTTTCCGGCTGGGAACAGGATTATATCTATAACATGGCGGAAGAACTGCAAAAGGAGATTGACAGGCAGTTCGGTTGGGCTGATAGCCTGATGAAAGATAAGGTGGAAGAGCCGGAGAAAGAAGAAGTTTCTGAAAATTCCCTGAAAGGCGCGTATGCCAAAGCCTCTCAAGAAAGCATAAACTTGTTGGCCGGTCAGACCGGGGCCGTCCGTGCCCTGTTGGAAGACATCCGCGGCAGTATGCAACCGATCCGGGAACAAATGAAGCTGATCTATGATATGCAATCCAGAGGTTGGGAAGATGTGAAGGCCATCCGCGAACTATCAGATAAAGTGGAAAAGAATACCGATCGGATCGCCGAGAATACGAGAGAGATCAAAGAGGTTGCCGGTAAGATATCGGAAAACACTAGAGGCACGGTTGATGCCCTGGAAGGTACTATTAACGTAAAAGTAAAAATGTAACATGATGGACAAAGAGTTTTTTGAGATCGCAAACCGGTTAGGTGCCTGTAGGTTGTTGCATGGCACGGAAAACAAAGAAGAGCTTATGCGCCTTCTGCTGACGCCGCAGGGTACGGAGTTCTGCACGAAGAATAATTTCCCGTCTATGGAACAATTACGGGAGTTCCGGGGCAAGAAGGCCGAAAGCATGGGAATCTATATCGAGACGGACGTGAAACTGACGAATCCGGTGAAGGTATTCCTGGCCGGTTCCAAGGCAATCCTTCATTTTGATACGATCGGCCGCTACAACGTGATCCTGATGCACGGGGCGGAAGCCGAGATCCATGCGAGTAACTATGCCGTGGTGTTCGTAAAGAACGCTGGCGGTAAGGTAATAACTCATAAAGACCATACAGCACGTGTATTATGACAATAGACGGAAAAGACGTATATACTGAATGGGGATGTAAATTATTGGAAGGTTCTTTTGATGATCTTCTGAAATACCCCAAACGTAAGGCAGTCAAATATAACAACTGGGCGGAAGCCGACGGAATCGATCCCGATCTCTCGGTTGTGGAGTTCGAACCTAAGACCGTCAAGTTGAAATTCCTCATGAAGGCAGAAACGCTTGAGCAGTTCTGGTCTGGGTATAGAAAGTTTGTTGCTGATCTGTCCGCACCGGGCTATCGGGAATTCAATCTTATTGCCGGTATGACCAACCGCTTACGATTCAATGCCGGCTCTTCTCACGAACAGCCTGTGCCATTTAATGCAGGGGAGAACGTATCTGTGTTTGAACTTTCTTTTGTCGAGGACAATCATGCCATTTATCCGGCAACTCCGGCCGGCGGTATCGGGCTTCGCGGGCAGTATGCGATTAATGGGATAGACTTTGCAGACTTCGGTATAGGATCGGATGATAACCAGGAGGACATCTTGAAATATCCTGCGGTTAAGGCGCCGTTCACCGATGGCCGTACGGTAGACCTTTCGACAATCAAAACCCAGCATAGGGAAATAAAACTGTCCCTTTGGATGTTGGCCGGCAGTGTGGAAGAGTTTCTGAATAATTATCGGGCATTCTTTAGCCAGATATCCGGTGTAGGAAATCAGGAATTATATATTAAGACATTGGATGGTATCATTCAGGTGTACTATACGGATTGCCCGTCCTTTTCTGTGGAAGTCTGGCTGGAGAACCGGATAGGGGCAAGATTCACTATTTCTGTTGTTGCTCCCGTAGTGAGTTGGATAGATGCCGGCGGTGATGTTCGTTACCGTGTGCTGAAGGATCCGGATTTGGGGTTATTGGCAGACGAGCAAGGTAGAATAATAGTTTTCAATTGATATGGCAGAAGAATTTGAAATAATCAGGGCTAATTTGCTTCCGGCAGCCGGAACAATAACCGATAATGATATGATCCTGATCATTCAGGGTGGGAGACCTAAGCGTGCTTTGCCCTCTGCAATGAAAGGTAAACAGGGCGATCCCGGCCTTAGTGCGTTTTTAGGGATAAACGATAAATACATCCTTTGGAAACAAGGAGCTAATGGTGCTTGGCAGAATCTGTTGGAAATTGAGAAAATTCGTGGGCCGAAAGGAGAGAAGCCGGTTTTTCGAAAGTTGAACGGTACGCTTCAAATGAAATACGAAGGTGAGCCGGATAGTGCATATGTGGATATTTTCGACCGTGAAGAATTGAAAATGAAGTTTTCCGATCTGACACCAGCAGAAGTGGATCAATTGAAACTGCATTTTTCTGATCTGACAGAGACTGATAAGGCCGAACTTATGAAGCCGGCAACGGATGCGGCAAAAGAGGTTCGTGAACAGATGTCCCAAATTAAGGAGGAAGCTAATACTGCTATATCGAATGTAAACACCGCAAAAGTGAGCGCAGAGGCGGCAACCAAGGCTGCAAATGATGCCGCAGCTTTAGCAAATGCCGCAGCTGGTCAAGCAACTCAATCTGCCGGAGATGCTGATGCAGCGACCAAATTGGCTGTTGCTGCCGCTGCATTGGCGGAGGAAAAAGCCGGTATAGCCAATACCGCAGCCGAGAATGCCGATACCGCAGCAGCTTCAGCCAATATGGCAAAGGAAGAAGCAGATAAAGCAACTGTTGAAGCCAATATAGCCGCAGGAAAGGCCAATGATGCAGCAGCAAAGGCTGACACGGCAACATTAAATACCAATACCGCAACGGATAAAGCGAATGAAGCAGCATCCTCGGCTACAACTGCCGCCGAAAATGCTAATGCGGCTGTAGAGCGTGCGGATGATACCATAGCTTCTGCCGAGACTGCTACAAAATCGGCGACGGATGCAGCTTTGGCCGCAAACACGGCAAAAGAAAATGCAGACAAGGCGGCAAATACAGCCAATGTTGCCGCTACTCTGGCCAATGAAAAGGCAGGACTGGCGGATACGGCTGCTTTGGCTGCTAATACAGCAAAGGAAGATGCCATAGTCGCAACCGGCAAGGCCAACATAGCCGCCGACCGCGCCAATCGTGCAGCCGAAGCCGCCGAAGGAGTCATCAGTGGACTACAACCCGACTGGAACGTTACCGATCCTGTCAATAAGAACTACATCAAGAACAAACCGGAGATCCCGACGTTGGAGGCTATCCCGGACGAAAATACATTGAGCTATGTCAATACCGACGGTACAACCATCAATTTTCGTATCGGTGATGATGTGCGTGTAGCGGAAGATGGCGAATATGTGTTCTACCGGCTTTATGATCTTGCCGGGGGAAAAGCCTCGTGGCAGGAATCCGGCAGCGGTACAGCCTTGCCCGGTAATGTTTATCTGACAGGAGCCAATTATTACAATGAATCAGTACGAACGATAAAACAAGGATATTTAAGCAATGAGTAAGAAAGGTGCATTTATTTATCAACAGATCGAACTGACGACGGCTGAATGGGCCGATAACGTAACCGTCTACCCTACATCAGTCTGGTTATTTGAACGTTTGGAAAACGGTAAATTCAACATGAAGCTGGCTGATGGCGTTCATACGTTTGCCCAGTTGCCGGCCGTCATGCAGGAGGTGAAGGTCACAGTTAAAACGAATGATGCCACGACCTATATCCTGACGATCACGACGGCTGAAGGTAAGTTCGACACCCCGAACCTTCGGGGAAACGATGCCCCGGTTCCTTCGATCGATCCGGAAACCAAGCATTGGAAAATAGGCGAAGAGGATACGGGTGTGGTAGCCGAAGGACAGGACGGGGAAAGCTACGACGACACGGAAATCAGGAACGCGCTGACAGCCTTGCAGCAGCAAGTCAACACGCTCGTTTCGGGTGACGCATCGAGTGCCATCGAGTCATTTAACGAGATCATCGCTTTCCTTGCCAACGTAGAAGACACCGATACATTACAGGGGATCATCGCCGGATTGAACCAAAGCATAGCGAACGTTCAGACTTCGATCCCGACAAAGCTATCCCAGCTACAGAACGACGACCATACAGTCAAAGACGCTGATTATGTCCATACCGACAATAATTACAGCGATGAAGAGAAAACGAAGGTATCGGACTCTTTGAGGTTGAAAGAGTATGTTGATGTCGAGTCTCTGGAGGCTCTTCCTTCATCACCGTATAACTTGCGTTTTACCTATTCGAGTACATCTGTACAGGCGATCAACTTTGCGAATATAGGAAGCGTACCGGAGATGCAGGAGTTTTATCTGTCTATTAAGAACAACACCGGATCAACGATTATCCAACCGATCCCAAACGGTTCGGGCTGGCAATCGGAGGAAACAAGCGTCGAACTGCCTGCCGGCAAAGCTACAGGCGTATCGCTGAAAAAAGAACATGGTATAATCGTCGTAAGAGTATAATGGAAGGAGGTGAGAGATGAAGAGAAGGGTGATGATGGGGAATCGCAGAGTTACTATACTGCCCTATGTAAAGTCAAATAAAAGTGGCATTGATACTGGTGTTAGTGTCGGTGATAACATTGCGTTTCAGATCGATTTTAGGGGTTATGATAGTACGAATGAACAGGCGATTTTTGGTTCTTGGCAATATGATGGAAATATTTACGGGGTAGTGTTTATGAATAATAGATGGTATTACGGATATGGGGGATATAATGAACTTTCCGTTTCAATGCCTGCATCTTTTACTTCCCGGCAAACAATATTATATAATAAGAGTAAGGGGTTCTATATCAATGGAAATAAAATAGCCTCATTAGGATCTTTTGGCAATTATAGAAGTTATCCAATTCTGATTTTTGGAAGATCTGTTTATAGCACAGGAGGTAGTCTAACTGATTTTCCCCAATATTCCACTGCTTGTTATATTGAGTTTTATGGCTGTAAAATTTGGGATAAAGACATTTTAATACGAGACTTTTATCCTGCAAAAGATTTTGAAGGAAAAATCTGCCTTTATGAAGCAATCAATAATGAGTTTTATTATGATATAAATAACCGTCTGCTTATTGATTATTAATGAGTAATAATATGCTATACATCCAAAAAGACATCAAATTCTGGAATACCGAAGACATTCTTCCGGTATCCTACAAGACAGGCACCACTCCCGAAGAGTTTGAAGAGGGTGCTTACCTTCTGCTCAACGAAGAGCAGGAACAGTATCATAACGATTATCCGGATGCTTCCCCGTTGGAATGTTGGTATATGGCACTGACACCGGAACCACAGCCGACACCGGAAGAACTGCTCTGGCGTGCCCGTGATGCCAAACGGCAGGAAATCTACGACAAAGACATCCATCATTATTATATTGATAAACAGGACGCATATGTCTCGAACACCCTGCAAATGAAGGATAAGTGTGGGCGGCAGGAAGAAGTCGAAGTAGGCGGTCATCTTTACGCCTCGAATATCTTAATGGTTGCCCTTGATGAAATAGCGGACTATTCGGAGCAGTGCGCCAAGGTGACAGACGGCTTGCTATCCCGTATCGATGCCGCCCAAACAGCCGAGGAGGTCGAAACTATCGTGGTAGAAGGCTATCCCGAAGCGATCCATACAACAACGGCAGCCTTGCAAACTAAGGCAGATAAGGCAATAGCTAAATCCCCGGAAGCGCAGGCAGTGACCTTTGCCCGCTTGATGGTGAACAGCGTTTCCCTTACCGCCAATCAAGCGTTGGAAATGCAGGTCTTATTCCCCATTTGGGGTGAGAAAGATGCGGAGTTCGGCAAGGAAGTTGAAATAGGTTTCCGGCTTCGAGTAGTGGAAGGAGAAAGCGACACTTTATTCGAGGTGATACAAAAGCACAAGCTGCAAGCCGACTGGAAACCTGGCATAGAAACTGCTTCACTGTATAAGATCGTTGAAGCTGAGCACGCAGGCACGCTTGATGATCCTATTCCATACGTGCAGGGTATGGCATTCGAGAAAGACAAATATTATGAACAATACGGTGTGATCTATCTCTGCATTCTGACAACCGTTACAGGTTATCCGAACGACTTGAAAGACTTGCCCACAATTGTACAGGAGGTAAAGCAATGAAACAGGTTATGTTATTAAAAGTTAAACGGGGGGGGGGTAAAATACTCTCTAAATAAAGAAGTTACGACCTCTTATCGTAAGAAAGGAGGGCGTAGATGAGACGGTCGATGATGGGACGGAAGAAGTTGCAGTTGTTCACCAAGAGGTTCTATCCTGCCGGGAATTATACCTGGATCGTACCTAAAGGATGTAGGGAGGTTGATGTGTTTCTTGTCGGAGGAGGGGGTGCAGGACATAATGGAAGCGGTGGAGGTGGCGGCTATACTAAAACCTTCAAAAAAGATACATCCGGGTGGAGAGACGGTGATGCTATCTCTGTTGCACCGGGTCAGTCAATTCCGATAACAGTTGGGAAAGGAGGAATTGGAGGGTATTCTGAAGTTGCCCCCAACGGTGGATACTCTCAATTCTTAAATTCAAGTTATAGAGCTAATGGCGGAAATGGTGCGGGTAATGGTTATCCAGGCGGAAGTAATGCCGGAGCATATACTGGTGGCAACGGCGGAAGTGGCGGAGCAGGAGATGATTCAGATACGGCTAAAGCGGGTTCTGATGGATCTAACGGAATCGGCAGCCGCAATGAAAATGGCTCTCTCTATCCAGCTGGTTCCCTATATGGCGGAGGAAAGGGTCAAAGGCATACAACCCGCGATTTTGGCGAACCTACTGGGAAACGAAATGCCGGAGGTGGTGGTTCAGACAGAAATATAAATGGGGGCATGGGTGGAGAATCCGATTACGACAAAGGATGCGGAACTGGAAATGGCAATAGAAAAAGTGGCGGTTACGGTGGTGGCGGTTGTGGTACTTACGGTAACGGCGGTGATGGCACTGTCCTGATCCGCTATTGGGCTTACGAAGAATGATCTGCCGTTGAAAAAGATGAAACAAGATATTAACGACTAAAAAATAGGAGATAAAGTCATGAGAAATAATTGTTTACAAATGTTAACGGGGGGGGGGGTAAACACCTCTTAACTAAAGTATCTGACCGACTTTCGGCGGAAAGGAGGTTGGTATGATAAGATCGATGATGGGACGGAAGAAAGTAGACAGGAATACTTTGCTGTTGCTACATTTTGATGGATCATTGAAAGATGAAGCCTCAGGCAAGCCTTATGTTGGTAGTAATATGTCTTATGTAGTGGGAAAATTCAAGAATTGCGTTTCGTTTTCAGGAAACGGGTATGTAAAGATAAGTGGAACGAATGCCATAAACGAGTCCCTATATCCAAACTATACCGTCGATTTTTGGATTAAACTGAAAAGTGGTGTGAAAAACGGTATAATGTCAAAAGGCGATGGTGGTGGAAGTTACAGCTTTGATATAATGGAGGAATCAGACGGACGCATTTTCTTTGGATTGCAGTATGGTGGAACCCGAGGGGATGCAATATGCTATTTTACGATGCCACGGGATCAGTGGGTTCATCTTGCGATCGTCAGGTCACAATCTCGATATTGGAAAGTGTATGTAAATGGAGTGTATGCGTCTGGTTTCACATCAACGATGGTTTCAGGGTACTATAGTTCTTTAATGATCGGAAAATATCGGGATTATGGATTGTATCTGAACGGTATGATTGACGAGTTTCGCATCAGTAATATTGCCCGTTGGACATCAAACTTCACTCCGCCTGCAAGGCCGTATTAATAAATTAGTGACACTGTCTTTGGGCTGTCACAGCAGAAAGACAGCAAATGTATATTCAGAAAAAATTATTGATAATCGCCAACCCCAGGTTGGGTATTTTCTTTTAAAACAAATGGAGATATAAAATGTTCGGTGGCGAAAGAATAATAAAACAGCCTCCAGGCTATCACAGATTGGAGGCTGTAAAAAAAAGAAAATTAGGGGACCGAGGGTCTCCGGAGACAAAGTTAAACAATAAAGTTTGAAAATCATGTTATTATTAATTATTTCTTTTTTGGTTATAGCAGTTTATACGGCAGCAGTTTGTATAAAGGCAAAAGGTGTACCGTACTCAATTAGTGCAACGTATTATACTCTTGATCATAAATTGATCTTTGGAGCAAGCATGGCACTGACGGCTATGTTCCTATTCCCGGTCATTTGGGAAATGAGTACAACCTTTACTATGCGGTTGCTGGCGATCGCAGCCTGTATCGGTTTGATTGGTGTCGGTTTGGCTCCTGATTTCAAAGACACTTGGATAAACCGCATTCATTGTGGATCGGCGGCATTGACGTTGCTTTCTTCTCAGCTATGGGTTGGCTGCACGTCTTTCTGGTGGGTTCTTATTCCGGTGTGGCTGGCTTTTATCGTTTACACGGTAATAGACATGAGTAAACGGTTGAGTGGTAATATATGGCAGGACTTTGTATCAACGAAGCCGATGTTCTGGTGTGAGATTGCAGCGTTGTCTACGACTTTTGGCGCGTGTGGACTTACGCTTTAGAAATCTACCATAAACAGAACATCTGCCTTATATATTAAAACACGACAACCGGTAAAATGTCATATATCCGGTTGCCGTGTTTTTTATTGCCTAAAAATAAGTAGGTTATTTAGCAGTATGGAAATAAAGCGCGGAAATACGATAGTCTGTGATGTCTATCTGAAAGATAACAGTTATACGGTCGAAGAGATCATGGGGGAGGACACTCTTATCCTGAATTTTCTTTCCCGTAATGTGGTAGAGCTTCAGATCAATGACTATATAGACTTTGAAGGGACAAAATACAAGGTCCGGCATAACGAGAAGGTGACGAAAAGGGAGACATCTCTTGGTTGGGAATATACCGTTCAGTTCTATTCAAGTCGGTACGACCTTTTGGATGCAGAGTTTTTCCTTCATGGTACACCGGAGCGGAAAAAGAACTTCGACTATTACACCGGTACCGCCCGTGACTGGCTAACCCTATTTGTCAAAAACATGAACCGTACAGGATCTGGTTGGGTGGCCGGATCCTGTATCGAATCCCGGATGGTTACCCTTTCTTTCAAAGATAAGAAAGTCGGGACGGTACTTGACGAACTCATTAAAGAATTGGATACGGAATACTGGATATCCGGCCAGACAATAAATATCGGCAGGAGGGAGTATTCAAGCAACGGCCTTGTCTTGGCACAGGGCGAAGGAATGGGTTTTACCGAACTGGAAGTGTCTGCTGTTGATGATACGCCACCTGTGACGGTTTTTTATCCATACGGTTCAGATAAGAATCTCGGTCCCGATTATGGTGCTGATTATCTTCTTCTGCCTGATGGCCGGTTCTCTATCGAAAAGAATGTAGAGAAGTACGGCCGGATAGAAAAGTCCATGCAATTCGACCATATCTTTCCGAAAGGAGAGTTTGCCGTAACAGAAAAGATCGACGATTACACTCTGAGAGCTTCCGGTATGGATTTTAATCTTACCGATTGTCTGTTGGACGGGGTGGAAGTGATCGTTACATTCCAGGATGGCGGCTTGGCCGGCTATGACCTTGCAATCGTCGAAGATAGTTGGGACAATGACTTGAAACAGTTCAAACTAAAGCAGAATGACCAGGAAAACGCCTTGAAAGTCCCCGGTGACATTAATTTCTCTGTCGGTGACAAGTTTATCCTTACCGGCCTGAAAATGCCGCAAAGCTACAGGGATAACGCTTCATTACAGCTACAGGAAGAGGCGCAAGCATGGTTGGATGGCAAGTGTGAGAAACGCATCCAGTTACGAGGAAAATGTGATGAAATTGTTTTTCGTTTGCAAAACATCTTTATCGCCTGTGGTCAGATGGTTGGCGTATATTCTGAACAGTTGGATATCGATCGAGAGATTCGTGTTACCAAAATAAAAAGGTATATCGAGAAAGACGGTACACCTTCATACCGGTATGAACTTACCTTGTCCGATTTCCTTGAATCGAATGGTTTTAAGGATCTGGTGGATGATGTGAATAAAGTGCCGGAAGAGATTGAGGATGCGGTTAAGCCGGTTCGGGAACATACGAAACGTTCATGGCGGGACGTGATGGAAACTTTGGGCATGATGTTTGACCCGGAAGGGGATTATTTTACCGAACTTATCAAGCCGTTGGCCGTGCATACGGCGCAACTTATCGTCGGTACCAATTCCCAGCAGATGGAGCTTATAGGAATGAAGTTTATTCCGAATGCGGACAATGATGCCAACTATTTCAAGAATACGACAGGAAAGTTAGTACACTTTACCGTTAGCGAGGAAATCCGTGAATGGGCTATTCCGGCGGCTTCTTTCCGGCTGAATAATTCGCTTGCCTATTATGTTTATGCCAAATGTCCAAAAGAAGGAACAAATGGCTCAATATATGTCAGTGAATGGCAGATAAAGTTAGAAGACGAAACAGGGTTCTATCATTTCTGGGTAGGGGTGCTCAATACTCCGGAGGATGGCGTACGCTCTTGGCTTCCGAATTATGGATACACTGAGATTGCCGGCCAGACGATCACGACAGGATTGATAAAGGACAAGTTAGCCCGATTGGTGATTGATCTGGTGAATGGGACTATAACCGGACCAGTGATATTCAAATCCGGAACATCCGGTTATAATAACATTTCCGACCGTCCTAACCTTCAACCGTTGTATGATGGGGTAAATGATGCCCTGACTGATGCAGAGAATGCGTCAAATGCAGCCAACAACGCCCAATTGACTGCAAATAACAAGGCAAGGGTATTTTATCAAACGACGGCTCCAACATCGGGTATGCGAACGAATGACTTATGGGTGGATGGGGAGAATATCTATAGATATAGCGGTTCTAAATGGGTTCTTGCCTCAAAGTATGACAATACAATAACAGAGATCAATGGCGGACTCATAACTACGGGTGCGATCGCTTTTGGAAGCACAGGTGGAATGTCGGCGTCTGGTACAATCCGTATTTGGTCGGGAGGAACAGCCGGGGTGAAAGGGCAACCACCCACTGATCCGACATTTAGCGTTGATAGCTCAGGTAACGTGATTTCAAATGGGACTATTACAGCAAATGATGCCATTTTATTAAGAAATGGACAAGCTGGGATTACAGGATATGGCACATCTAATAGTTCTATAAGATTTTGGGCTGGAGGTTTAGTTCCAGAAAGTGCAGATTTTAGAGTTGACCAAAGTGGAGATGTTAATGTTAGAATGTTAAATGCTATAAGTCTCAATGGAGGCACATCTAATTTTTCAAGCATTTATTTAACCGACAAATCGTGGAATAATAACTATGTTAATCTGTTTGCAGCAAGAGAAGCTCAAGGTATGGAAATTCAAAGAACTTATCAAGGTATTTTAGGTAATATCGGAAAATTTATTGTAATGAAATACAATCCTGATGCAACGGCTTATCGGGAAATAAGTTTTTTTGTCAGACATTTTAAATCTGATGCCTCATGGGTATTTAGGACTTGTGTAAAAGCAAGTTTCTTACCAACGTTAACCCAGATTAATGATTTAGATACATCTGGAACAAAATATAATGTAAAATGGGATAGTGCAACAGGTTTATTATATATAGAATAAGAAGATGAATTTAACATTGAAAGACAGAGTATTAATACTCAACACCGTGTTACCACAGTTTGACACGAGAAAAAACATGGAACTGAAAGTATCGATAGACAGTAAGATAGCGATCTCGGAGGTTGATCAGAAGCGTATCGTTATCAAGGATATGGGGAGTGGTCAAATCAACATCGGATTTACTGATGCAGCGGCCATAACGGAAACAACAGATATAGCTTTGACTGATGAAGAACTTCAATACCTCAAACAACGTGTTGACTTCATAGATCGCAACGGCATGTTCTCTGAGTTCACGATGCCGACGTATGTCAAAATTTTGGATGAACCGCTAAAAGAGGAGCAACCGGGCGAATAATATAAAAATCCGCCTCCCATCTATCACAGACCGGAGGCGGAGAAATAACAAACACTGCCTTATGGCAATGAAAAAACTCGTAACAAAGATGATCAAATAAAAACGGAAGGAGGTGTAAAGTGAATGTAGAATTAACCGATATACTAACAATAATCGGGACGTTAGGAGGATTCGAGGCGATAAAATGGGGGATTAGCTTCTATACGAACCGGAAGACAAACGCCCGTATCGAGGACGCCCATGCCGATGTGGAGGAGTTCAAGGCTTTACGTGAGTATAACGAGTTCCTGCAAAAACAGCTATCAGAAAAAGAAGAACGTTTTGTAGAACAAACCGGAAGGCTTCGACAGGTACAGGATGAGCTTTTTACTTTGAAAGAGAGCTATTCGGATGTCAAGCTTGAACTTGCTATGAAAAGGTGTGAGAGAAAGAAATGCGGTGATCGTGAACCGCAGAATGGGTATTAATATAGGAGGATAAAAATGAAAAAGATAGATTCAATCATTATCCATTGTTCGGCCACACGTGCCGGGCAGGATATCAAAGCTAAGGATATTGATCGTATGCACCGTGCACGCGGTTTCAGCCAAATTGGTTATAACTATGTAATCGACTTGGACGGAACCATAGAAGCCGGTCGGCCACTCGCGATAGCTGGGGCTCATTGTATCGGTTACAATGATCATAGCGTCGGGATTTGCTATATTGGTGGACTGGACACTTCCGGAAAACCGGCTGATACCCGGACTCCGGCGCAAAAGACGGCAATGGACGGCCTAATTAACAAGTTGACGAGAGAATATGAGATTGCAGAACTTCTCGGTCATCGGGATACGTCCCGAGACCTGAATGATAATGGCATTGTGGAACCGTTCGAATGGATCAAGTTATGTCCTTGTTTCGATGTCAGGGAAGAATACAAATCATTTTTGAAACCGATAATTGTGCAGTCATGAAAGCTTGGCATATCATAGTTGTTTTAGCTTTCTGCCTTCTTTGCTTCCTGGCTGGTCGGCACACAAAGAATGCAGAAGTCGGTCTTATTAATAAAACCGATACATTTATCCATGTTGATACTATAAGAGATAGCATCCCATATCCGGTATATGAGACATTGATTCAAACGATACCTGAACCGTTCCCGGTATATATCACGCAAGGAGGCGATACGGTAAGAGACACTATATATGTAAATGTTCCAATTACCAGCAAGGAATACGAGACAGACGATTATCGGTTGTCTATATCCGGCTATAAGCCAAATCTTGATTATATAGAGGTATATCGGAGGACTGAACAGATTAAGAAGACAGTTCAGCTACGCAGGTTCGGAATAGGATTGATTGGCGGGTATGGTGTTGGCCGACATGGACTATCTCCGTATGTCGGGATTGGGGGGTATTATCGAATTTGGTAGATTTTTATAATATTAGTATTTAAGGTTAGTAATGTAGCCGTCTAGCCTGTGAGGGTAGGGCGGTTTTTCTAACAATCTCAAAGTTACATCTGTTTTAAAGATATGAGTCTCTAGTATTGTTAGGAATGAATAATGTTTTACAACAGAAGTTGGTAAAATCTTTGTTTTTTTTATTTTCATTTCTAATGAATGTTTACTTTTGTGCCAAAAATGCAATGAATATGGATTACAAAATATTTTGTTTTGAATATATGCTATTTCAGTTGATGGAATGGTATAGGGATCTACGTCCTTCTCAAAATCCATTGAATTCATTTACTAGATTGAAATCTCTAAAGTTACTTTTCTTTGTAGCAACAGTTGAAGCTTCAGAATCAAATGAGGGGTTGTTGTCTATTTTTGACAATTTCTATGCAATGGGCAATGGACCAGTAGAAAGTGATGTTTATAATGCAATGGTTGAGAATACAATGTCTATTTTTGATTTTAGTGATAGGTGTCCTTTGCAGAAATGTGAAGTGGAGGATTCAACGTTTGATGCTATTGATCGAGATGTAAAAGAGCAAATACAACATTCGATAAAAATTCTAAGAGAGAGAAATCCTTCAATAATCTTATATACGCCATTTCAGTTGGTCGAGTTGTCTCATACTCGTGAGTCTTGGAGTGTTGCAATGGAAATAGCCTCTTTATTAGGGAAAGGAAGTGCGAAGATGAACAAGTTTTTAATGCAATCAGAAAATAAATCTTTTCAATAACGTTGTCCATGTTTTTATTAGAAGAATGCTTAAAACTCTATAAAGATAATTTCCCTGTAGAGTGGATTGATAAGTTTTCATGGGAAGATGCAGATGTTGAAAATAGTTATACTATGGCTTCAATGAAAATAAAGCAATTTCAGAAGAATTGCTTTATATACTTAAGTAAATCAGCTCTTTCTGGTGAATATGTGTCATCTAAAGAGAAGGTGGAAAATGTTTGTGATGAATTAGAAAAAATATTAACTAATGAATATTCTCATGATTATAAAAGAAAATTCAGAGAACGTATCATTAGAATGTATGAGTCCTTGGACAAAGAAATACTTGTTTGTATAAGTTATTATTTAGGGTTATTGTCATTTGTTGCTGATAAAACTGATTGTATTGATCATAATATACTATTTAATGATTTAGAAGGACCTGATGGTGATTATATAGAAAGTGTTTTATCTGATTTTATTAAGTATGTTGTACCTTCTTGTCAAATGGATCACTTATTATCTAATGATCGATCTTTAATAAGTGATCTTATATTTTTACGTAACAATTTAGAAAAGAAGAGGAAAAATGATGGTGATAAAAATATCCAAGCTGTCTATATGACTTTATTTTACAAGTGTTCGTTTTTGTTAAAAAAACATATTTGTGTTTTTGGTGCATCTGAATATAGGAATAAATCTAAGCTGATCAGAGTTAAAAATGAAGATATAGATGTTGGTTTTTTAAGACCGTTATATGATAATTTTTTTGTGTTGAATAGCAATGAATATGATCATTCTTTGGTAAGACAGTGGCAGAACAATTGTAATGATACAATCAATAATAAGTTATCAGAATTTATATTGTTGATGAAATATTATCAAAAAGAGAGTGGTAATCATCAGCAGGTGAATAATCTAGTTCGCCAATTCAACGGTGTGTATTCTAAATTGACTCGTAAAGGGAAAAGAAGACCTTTTGATGAACATGCTATATATACTCTCAGGAATTATTTGCAGAATTGTCGTTTTTCATTTCTTTTATCTCATGGAAATTATGGTTATGAAGAATTGGAGAAAGATTTAAAAAAAATTGAGAATATTCAAAATGAAACATCAATTTACAATTTTTATCCTTATCAAAAAGCTACAGAATTTATTATTAAGGATCTTTCTGAATGCATGGATAGGGAAGAAATTTCTATTAGACGCGAATTGGTAACAAAGAAGTTAAATTTATTGTCAGAATGCCTAAAGAAATGTTCTTTTGCTTTGGATTGGTGTCGAAAACATAGTTATTATCCTTTTCAAATGGTTTATGCAGAATGCTGTACTTTTTGTCCTGATTTGTCTATCCCTATTTTTGTTGCATCCTCTTTTTCAAAACCTTTAGAGTACAAAAAACATTATGATATATTGGAGAAACATAAAAGATCATTTGATGGTTTAACAGCAAAAGCTTTTTTTGTAAAGGAAAAAGAATCTATTGAAAAGCTGAAGGAACAGATGAATCGAACTGAGAAGCGTTATATTGAAATTATTGGTGCTTTTACAGCTATAATTACATTTTTATTTACGTGTGTAAATCTTTTTTCGAGTAAAACGGAGATGACTGCAAAAGATATGCTAAAAAATACGGCTGTATTTGGCATTATACTATTGTTGTTTGTCAATGCAATATTTTTTATCTCGACTCCTAAACATGAATTATTGAAACATCCGCGTTCTTATATTTTACTAGGTTGTACAGTTGCTTATGTGGTAATATTAAGGGATTTATTGTTAAGGTTAGTGGGTTGGTAATATATTTGTTTGGGAGTTGACGATTTTAGCAGATTCTTTAAAGAGTATAGGTCTAAAAGTTTGATTAATTTTGATACAATGGTGTGCTCGAATTTTGTTCGTGCACACCAATTTATTTCAAAACAGCAGTCTCCCATCCTTCTTCTCCATCACCGCATTGAAAACACTTTTATAGGTTTCATATAATTCTTTCCTACTTTCCGGTCCCGGCCAATCTGCAAAAGACTCTCCTGCAAAAAATTTCCAAGCAAAGATACATTTGGCTTTTTCGGATAAGCTTAATTGATCGATTATGTTCCGGATATCCTGTATACGTTCCCGGATATATTCGGTACGATCCGGGCTGTCGTCGGGTTCGTCGATGATATTCAGCCGTCGCCAATCTACATTCTCATCTACCGGAATGGGCTTGTATTTATGCCGGTATGGAGATGTGTCCGAGGTAACGTTTAGCTTTATCATTTGCAGGATATAGAAGTCAAGTTCAGTATATTTACCCTGTTTGGCTTCCATTAATCGGGAGAGATGCTCCAGGGGCTTTTGAAGCAGCATACACATTACTTCGTTCAACACGTCAATAGCTTCGTCTGTCATTCCGGCAAGTGAGCAGTGATACTTAGCGTAATCCAGCCACCTGTCGTAACGTTTCTCAATATATTTATTCAATGCCTCACTTGCCATAGTCGTCTTTATTTGATATATTTGTTTCTGATTGTAAGAGGGTGGCGCTGTGAGGCGCTGCCTTTCTTTTATCTAAGATATTGGAAATAGTTGTTCCATTCTTTTTTAGCCAATTTAGGGGCGAATGAGAATAGGTATCCTAATGATTTTAGGACAATCCCGGCGATAAGAAACAATCCACTTATACATATTGAAATAAGAAAGGGAACAGTGAGTAACATTGCTATGATTTTTATATTTACTTTCATGTTTATTCCTCCTCTTCGTTCGTATCAAAAAGATTTGCCATCATATCAACAATATTCGTCTGGATATTATCTTCAGCCCCCAATACAGCATTACTGATATGCTTCTTTTCTTCAATGATCCTGTAGAGCTTCTGGTCAATCGTCCGACGGCCGAGCAGGTAGTAGCAATTCACTGAGTCTTTCTGCCCGATGCGATGGGCACGGCTTTCTGCCTGATCACAATCTGCATACGTCCAAGGTAGCTCAATAAAGGCGACATCGCTGGCTGCTGTGAGCGTAATACCGGCACTGGCCGCTTTAATGGAACAGATGATAACGTCCGTCTTTGAGTTCTTTTGAAAGGCATCGACAGAAGCCTGCTTCTCCTGCATATTCTGTCGTCCGGTGACGCAGACGGCGGAAGGAAAAGCTATCATCAGGCGGTCTACAATTTCATGCAGGTTACAGAACAGGATGATCTTTTTCCCATTCTCCCGAAAGTCCTTCACGAAGTCGATAACCTCTTTCAATTTACCGCGTGCAGTAATATCTTTCAGAATACCAATACGAACCATCACTTCCCCTTTCAGTGACTTTTGGATTTTTTCATCATCTGCTTCCTTGTAGCGTTTCAGGTAATCGATCAGATCGCGCTCCGCATCCATATATTCCTTGCGGTTCGTTATCTCACAGGAAACAATCTGACGCACTTTATCCGGTAGTTGGGTGAGTACTTTCGACTTTTCTCTGCGGAAGAAGCAGTGTTGCCATAGCTTATAATTTAGCTCCTTTAGATTGCTCGCTTGGTTAGGACCGGAACAGTACCGAAGCATAAAACCTTTCCATCCACCCATATCGATCATGCGATCCATAATACCCAATTGTGCAACCAGATCCTTTGGTTTGTTGACAACAGGTGTCCCAGTCAGCAAGATGATATATTCTTTCCCGGATGCAATGCCTTTGCAAAACTTGGTCTGCTGGGTGGCCGTTGATTTGACTTTATGCGATTCGTCGATTATCACGGACTTGAACAGTTTGATCGTGTTGTGAAATTCGACATCTTTCAATGTCCATTTCTCTGCTTTCGTGATCCGCCGGACAAAGTATTTTCGTAGGCTTTCGTAGTTTACGATAAAAACCTGGTTCATGCCTGTCTGCCAGAAGAAAGGCCAGCTATCGCGGACGGAATCGGTTAATACCATCGCTTTCTTGTCTGTAAACTTATGCCATTCCCTTTGCCAATTGATCTTGACAACATTCGGACAGATTACCAAACAGGGAAAGGCATCAGCTTTGTTGATGGTTGCGATGCTTTCAAGTGTTTTGCCCAAGCCCATATCATCTCCATTGATAAACCGTTTCAGTTGCAAGCCTCGTGCGATTCCTTGCAGTTGATAGGGGTAAGGCTGTACTTTCAGTCCATGTTCTCCGTCTAGTTCCGGCATTTCCGGTATTTGAAAAGCAACATCTTCCTCTGTCTGTGATTGTGCAATCGTTCCCCATTGTACCGGTTCGAAATAGCGGACGTAATAAGTCAATTGATCCAATTCTGCTTTGCATTTGTTGGTTGCCGGAATCAGCCATGCGCCCGTTTGTTTGTCCCACCAGCGGATGGAAACAGAGCTTTTCAGCTTGTCTACAACCTGCTGGCGGTATCTGTCAAACTTCACCGCATAACATTGACCTTTTTCTGTATTTTGCAGTGTAATTGTCATAGTGGTAGGTGTTATGCAAATTCGTCAAACGCTTTTATCTCTTCGGCGACTTCCTCCATTTCTGCTTTTTTCTTGCGGCCGCGTTTCTTCGGCTTCGGCTCTGCTTCTCCGGTAATATCGGATTCTTCAGGAACATCGAAATCGAACGATTCTTGTTTGATTCCATATTTTCCGCCGAACAAGTAAGCGTCCACTTCGTAGTCAAGTCGGCTGACCGCCTGTTTTAAAGCATCTCCATACGGATATCCCTCGCCGGATTCGTCTTCGAATTTTGTAAACGGGACGGAAAGGTTAAGGACTTGTCCGCTTTTCAATAGCTTTTGTGCCTGGATAGAAACACCGGCCGATTCGTCTGATCCACCTTTGCTATACCCCGTGACAACGATATTTTTCAGTTTCTCATTCAGATCATCATCCGAAGGATTTTCGATATTTACAACTCCGGCTTCTTGCATTTCGCAAATCTTGACGGCATGAGTCTTTAACAAACTCATGGCATATAACAGGTCCGGATGAACGAATTGCTGGGATGATTTGGTTACTTCGTTCTTGTAGTTTGCTTCTACAAATCGCTCTGTATAATCTGCCGTTACCTGGTTGTTCTTGAGCTTAACTTTTTGAATTTCATACACAGGTTGTTCTTTTACTAATTCATCTTCCATACTTTTTAAAATTTAGGATTGTTATAACTTTGGGGCGCTAAGGCCATTTCTGCTTTTGCTTTACTGATTACAGTGCGACACCATTCCAGTTGATGAGTCGCGGTCCGGTTCAAACGCTCACACCAATCGACAAGATATTGTTCATCTTTGCACAGACTGTCAATGATAGCATTTACTGCCTTGGAGGTAGCCCCGGCACGTGAGGCTGTTTCCCGTAACGTATCGAAGACTTCCGATTTCTTTTTCCCGTTCAGATGGTATTTGGCATCTGCTAACAGTTTCCCGGTCCGGGCGATATAGACGGCAAGGTCGTTTCCACGTAGGACAGCTTCTTGGACTTCTTCACTCATGGTAATATTCAGATAGGAATCAATAGCTGCCAACTCGTTGGATATTTTATCTATGGGTGTGATGTTTAAATTCATGTCTGTTTGTCTTTAAAATATATCTTCCGAAAAAAAGGATATCCTATTTATTTTCAACCGAACAGCATCCACCACCGGAAGGCAAGTTCTTCGTATTTTTCTTTACCTTTCTGGTAAATCGTATCGCCTCGTTTAATGAATGCTTTGAACACTTTTTGATTTTTCTTGGAGATACCATAGATGAAATCCTGCCGACTGCCTGCGATATCCATATACCAGGCGCGGGAACGGTCCCAATCGAAAAAGTCAATAGCTTCATCGAATTGTTTTTGTGTGCTGGCAAAAGTGCTTTTCAGGTCTCCCCCAAATCCGTAGGTCGGAAGCCACCAGTCCCATTTGCACCGGGTATCGAGCGTGTATTTGAAGTTGCCATATTGGAAACATTGGTTCTTATTGACCATGAATCGTTGAGTTTCCGCCTTAGCAAGCACTTGGGCCAGGAAAGGATCGTGTCGGGCTTCCATGCGGAGGGACTTCTTCATGGCTTCTGCCAGTTCCCAATCCTCGCCGGAATACAATATATCGTCCACCATGCGTTTGTCATACCTGACCCTTTCCGGTTCGGTAATCATCGCATCGATTAGGCTGCCGAATTTGAAGGCTTTCTCCTTATCCCCGTATTGGGTACGGGGATAGAGGAGGTTCTTTAGTTCCGTAAGGTCCGAGTTGCTAACCTCCGACCGTTGGTAATACGTATCTTGCATCTTCTTCCTTGAGTTTTAGATATTCAATGACTGCAAAGTCAAATTCGAAATTGTAGGTGTTATCCATCAGCCACCGGAACCATTTGCGGCCCTCTTCCGTATCGAGAATCTTTTTCAGAATACTTGGCTCGCGTCTGTATTTTCCGAAGTTTATCCATGAGGACAGATAGAGTTTCTTTTTCATATCATTTGGCTGTTACATCATCGATATACTTTACATATGCGGACTGGATTTGCTCTCCGTCCTTATTCACAACTTTCTCGCAGTAGGTAATCATCTTCTTATGTACCTTCTCTAGATCCTCCATGCTCATATTGATTCCTTCGTGCATGAACCACATCTGATATACCTGCATGAATCCTTGTGGATTGGTTATCTGGATCTTCTTCTTGACCTTGGCTTTCGTTGGAGTAGGGGACATGCTGGCTGCTGAGAAATCAAATGCTGCCTGTACTTCGGCAGCAGACTTTTCAGCAGCCGCTTTGGCCTTAGCCTCTTCTTCCCGGCGTTTGCGTTCTTCTTCCTGCTTTTTTCTTTCTTCCGCTTCCTGTTGTTTTCGCTCTTCTTCCATACGGGCAGCTTCAACCGCATTGGTACGGCGTAGCTCTTCCTGTTCTTCCAGTTGTTTGCGGAGGCTGGGGAGTTTGTCGATCAAATCCTGCTTTGTACCCTCTATTTCAAAACGGTAACGTTCTGTAAAATCTTTCTTCTTTTGTATAGCGACTTCATTTTTTATTGCCTTACGGGTTTCTGCGTCCATATAGAAGGTTTGTTTGTTGTCAGAAACGTTTTCAACAAAAGCACTCCAGGAGAAATTTATACTTGTTTCGGATATTCGTCGGCATACATCGTTGTAGGTAGCGAGAGTAGCGCGGTTGAACATGCTGTTTAGTGCATTGATATGCTTTTCAACGTATGCGGCATACGCTGTATCCAACATGACAGAGATATCCGATCGGTATTGAGCCTTTTCGTTCTCCAACATCTGTTTACGGCGAGCTTCCTCTTCCCGTCGTTTTTGTTCGGCAATCTTCTTGGCCGCGTATTTGTTACGGGCCTGTTGGAGCTTATAAGGAATAGTGGTGACCGATTTGACGTCGATAGCCGATTCCAAAGAGGTAAAAGACTTGCTGACCGTAGCCAGAAGTTGCGTCAATGGCTTACGACGCTTGTTCATGTTTTCTATTGTTATTTTCGTCTTTGCCAAATACTCTGAGACCTTCGCATCCAGTTCATCCGAGCTAATACCTCCTTCCGCTTCAATGGTGTCCAGAAGTGTTTGTCCGGCTTGGTTACATGTCGATACGGAAGTTTGGTTGCGTTGCAAGGTGGCAGGAGCCGATTGCATGATCTGATTGAATTCTTCCACTTTAATAAGAGAATTGTTAGCTTGTGTATCCATTGTGATAAATTTTTAAGTGATTGATCGAGTTTATTAAAATCCGGCGTCTTCATCTTCCTGTGATATTGGGGTTGTTATACCTGATGCGGGTACCGGTTCCGCTTGTGGTTGCTCTCCGAATTCCTGTAAAGGGTTTTCCGATTGAGGTTGGAGGGCTTGTGGCTGCTGTCCGGGTTGATTGGGCTGAATAACGGTTGTTTGTTCTAATCCGTAGTCAATATCCTGCGGTTCTTCTTGAGTTTCGAATACAGTAAACTTTCCGGTCCGGACTTTGGGATATCCGTCGAATGCGTGTTTAATCAGTTTGCTTTCCAAGAACCCAGGATCGATACCGCCTTCGTTTGAAGTATAGAGGGCATTCGCCTTACCTTCTTTTTGACGGGTTTGCGGATTCCAACGTTGGTTGTTTTTGTAGCTGTACGCCTCTAAGCGTTTGATATCACCCTCCATCATCCAATGCCAGTCTACAGTCCCATCGGCGCGGACAATACGGATAAAACCACCGATCACCTTATTTGATTTGCGGGGACAGGCCGCCTGATAGGTAACGGTCTTTACTCCGTCAACCAATCCCGGTGAGAATGTGTCACCTTCATAGCAAACAACCGGATTATCTACATACCGGACCTGTCCGGCACGCTGGCGCATAACCAATTCCCCATAACCGGTGATGGAAAGGTAAGCACGCAGTTCATAGATATCGTTGCCATTGTTGTCCTTATAGCCGGTCTTCGTGCTGCGGGGGAGAATATAGCAGTGGGGGCGTCCTGTGGGATCAAGAGACAGGCCGTTTACGGCAATATCTAAGAAACAGCCGTACAGGGACAGGGGAGAACATCTTTGCAGTTCCGGCTTGTCTTGTAAGATTTTCCGGAAGTTGAATTTTTCCTTTTCATAAATCTGTGCTCCTTGGCTGGTTCCCCAGATCGCATTGTACATGAGTATGAACTTCTGTTCAACCCGGCTATCATCCGCTATCATGAGCGGATTTAGCTGATTTAGTTCAGCTACTTTAATTTGAATTTGATTTGACATGATTCTATTGTTTAAAAATTAATTACCAATGTTTCTTTATCGTGTAAACCATTGCCACGCAACCAGATGCCGTAACTATATGCTGGAAATACCCCAAGCAAATAGCGATAATACCAAGTATGGCAAGCGTTCCAAACAGGATGTAAAATCCCCACCTCGCTATTTGAGCGAGTTTCCAGTAATTTGTTTTCATACATCAATGATTAATTGGCAAAAGCCGTTTACTTGTCTTTGAAATAGCGAGTTGGATTTATATTGTAAACATCCTCCGATAACCCTTTATCTGGAGTGCCTTGCCGTGTTAATAATTCATTTAGTAATCGTATGGATCCAGAGCGCATTTATACAAGTCTTCCAACCTGTATTCGATTTTGCCTGGCCGTTTGTAACGCTGTAAAGTACCTTCTGATACCCATCGTTCCACATTCTGCCGTCCAAAGCGGATATGTGCTTCCTTTTGTCCGATAAACTCTCTGGTACCGGCTTGTATCTTGGTGATTTGCCAAGCGAGGTATTCAAGTTCGATTTTCCGAAAAGAAGGAATGTTTGGATAGGTTGTGTCGGTCTGCATGATTATTCGCTTTTAAAAAGATTCTTTTCGTTTGCATATCGCATAAACTCCGCCATAGAGTGTATCGAGAGTTTTCGGAACACGTTCTTCCGATGATTCTTTACGGTGTGGGACGATATAAAAAGCGCTTCCGCAATCTCTTCGTCTTTCTTGCCATAGTAGCAAAGCTCCATTACCCGAAGTTGACAATCTGAAAGTGTACTGTTGAACTTCGGTTCACAGATTTTCTTGAAGCCATCGCATTCCCCACGCAGCGGACAACCGACAAATTCAAACTTGAAGTTCCAGTTCTCATCGATATCGATCATGTTGTCATACAGCCCGAAGTTACATTTGATAAATCGACGTACAGCCAAGAAATCACGATAGCATTTATTCCCATCGTAACGGGCGTAATACTTGCGGAGAGCTGTATAGGCTTCTGGATAGAACTCTTCCAGCACCTCTAGAAAACGCTGAATAAAGTCGGTATCCGATTCCTTTAACTGACGCTCTGGCTGTTCCTGTTCTTTGATGATTACTTCACCGGATGGAGTGGTATAGAATTCTATTGCATGCATGATTCTCCCTCCGGAAAAAGAATTTCTATAGGTGCGCCTAATTCTTTAGATATAGCCTTTTTGCAAAGCTTGTCGGGGCTGAATGTGCCTCTTAACCAATTGTAGACAGTTTGTTCTGTGCGCTCTGTCGCATTAGCAATCCGGCGAACGAACTCCTGTTTGGGCGTTGGGATCTTATCAAGTGCTTCATACCTATCTTTGAAAGACAGCTCACTTGCTCCATGACTTTGTAGGGTTAATTTTTCCATTTTTACCTCCTTACATTATTTGTATATGTTCTGTACTTTTTATTTTCGCAACTATTGTAATTATTACAAGTGCAAATATGGAGTAAACTTGTGAAATATACAAGTATTTTTTGCGAAAAATCAATATAGACTTTTGTTTTTCACAAGTGGATATTTAATTGTTGTTTGTAACTTCGTGAATATGAATGTAATAGATAACATATTTAAAATAATGGCTCAAAAGGGGATCAAACAACGAACGTTGGCTGATGCTATGGGTATCGACGAGTCCCAAATTTCTGTAATGAAAAGAGGTAATCGCGATTTGAAGATTTCTGAAGTTGAGAATATCGCAAGTTGCTTGGGCGTTTCTATAACAGACTTGTTTACTTGGCCGGAACGATATGTGCCGGAGCAGCCTGTTGAAGAAAATGTATTGCCTACTCCAAAAGTGATACTGCAATTGGAGTTAGAAGATAGTGCCGTGAAAGCTGATGTGATAAAGTTGGCTTTTGGGGATAGGGTGTTGGAGATTAAGAATAAATAGTATGCTTGAGAGAGATAATAACTTTGTCAACAGGTGATTTTGGTGTTTCATATACACAATTGCGTATTTATGCAAGTCAAGAAATAGAAAAACTACAAAATAGAATAAATGAATTACAATATTGCAAAAACGTTCAACATGTGTCATAGTTTAGTTTGATGTAGATGATGACGAGTTTATCAAAATGGGATTAAAAGATAAGGTTATACAAGTGTTAAAATATCATGGAAGAAAATAATATATCCATTTGTTATTCTTTTGTTGATAATAGCCATAGCATGGATGCTTTTGTTTTCACAAATTGTCAATGGGAAGTAGCCAAACTAATACAGGAATTGGCAGAATCTTTAGATGTGAAAATAAAAATAGAAGTTTCTTCAATAGAAGAGGGAAGCGTTATCCAAAAGATAAAATTGCTTTTTAACAGTGAAACAAAAACTGTAGGAGCCTCTATTATTCTTTCTGCATTAACAGCATGTCTCATTACTCCACTTGGTGAGTTACTGACTAAAGACAGCGAATTGGAAGAACTTAATAAGGAAAACATAGAAGCCGATATTAATCTCAAGAAAGCCCAAACTAAAAAGATAGAAACAGAAATAAGAATACTAGAAGTAGAAGAAAAAAAATTGAATGAACAAAAAGATGAAGTTGTTAAAGTTATAGATTCCATAAAGGATAAAGTCGATACTAATACAAAGGTAATAAAAAGGATTTCAAACTTTTACGAGAGTGCATCTAAAGAACCTAAAATCACTAGTATTACAATTAATAATAACATTAATCAGCATATAATAAAAAGGGATGATTTTGAAAAACATATATTAATATCAGATAATCTTGAACCTAAAATAATAGAAGATGCTGTTATTGAGATAGTTTCACCTGTCCTAAAAAAAGGCTCATACAAATGGAGAGGTATTTACAATGGTGAACAAATAAGTTTTTATATGAAGTCTAATGAGTTCAAAACCAAAGTGCAGGTTGGTGATATTGTCTTTAAAAATGGAGATTGTATTAAAGGGGAGTTGGAAATTGAACGAAAAATAGACAATTCAGGAGAAATAAAAATAATATCTTACTCTATCAATCAGGTTGATGAATATATAACAAACGGTTCTGCCATAGCAACTGATGAAGGATTAAAGAATCGTAGAAAAAAGCAAGCTAATATGGCTCAATTGGATTTATTTTCAAATATAGAAGATGATACAGAATAGAAATAAATCATGTTAATAGTCAATTAAATAAATAGACGATATGGAACTGAAAGATTTTGTTCGGGATACGCTACTTGATATTGTGCAAGGGGTGAAAGAGGCGCAAGAAAAATGCAAGGATACAAGTGTTGTTATTTGCCCAAGGAGTGGGCAAGTGGATAAAACCTATGTAAGAGGTCCACAGACTGTATCTTTTAATATTGTATTGGGCGGAGAAGAATCGGAAGATGGTTCGTCCGGGCTAAAGGTCTCATTCCCTCAATTCGGGTTTCAGATAGGAGGCACAAAAGGAGATAGCCAAAAGAACAGTGAGCAAACAACTGTAAGCTTCACTGTTCCTGTTTATTTCCCAATTCAAGAAAAATAGTTCTATCTGTCAATCTTCTTGAAGTTTGTCTAATTCATTTTCAATTTGCTTGTCTGATTTTCCTGTAAGAATGTAAATTACCCAGTAGTTGGTAATATCAGCATTCATGCGTAGGAAATCGCCAGACGCTATAGGTCTATATGCTGCATGGAAGTATTTCTTCACAATCGACCAGCGAATGAATACGGAAATAATTTTTTTGATCATGATAGTAAGTATTAAATGTTTTATTCTAAAATATAAAAAGCTAGTTCCATTTTCAATGGATTGTAAAGCACATGTGGTTACAATGTGATATTATAATAATTGTTTTAATATAGTGAGAGTGAAGATGAAGAATAATTGGGTTTCATTATTGGCATTATTGATTTCTTTCATAGCATTGATAATAACGTTTCTTCGCATAGAAGTAACAATATCGAATGATACATTTATTGGTATTATAGCTTCATTTATTGGCGCTTCTACAACTCTTGTAGTAGGTGCTCAGATTTACAATTCTATAGAAACTAGAAAGATGAAGGATGATATGCAAAATGTGGAAGAAAATATGCATAGAAAAATGATTGTTATAGATTGTGCTGTTAACTATATCCAAGGTTTAGCCAATGTCACAGAACGCCCTTTGTCTGCTTATCGGGATTTTATTAGTGCTTTAGATTCTGCATATGATTCTAATAATCATAATGCAATAGAAGATTGCTATAATAATCTTAAAGCAATTATTCAGAAAATACAAGCAAAAAAAGGATTGAATGAAAATATAGAACAAAAAAATATTCAAATCCAAAATGCTATTGATAGCTTAAAACATAATAAAAAATATAATGAATTTGCTTGGCGTATAGAGCCAATAGAGGATCAAAGAATAGAATTGTTTGAAGAATTGAAAAAAAATAATGATAACCCCAGCAGTAAAGGATAAACTTCTCAGCTATTTAATAGCTCAAGAACAAATAGATCTTGAAATTGACTTCCATGATCTGTATGAACAAACAGGTATACGGTTTGATCTTGCAAATATGATTTTAGAACATTTTGATAGACGTGGTCTTATTTTGTATCAAGGTTATATAGGTGGATGTTGTATTAATTTGAAAGCTGAAATATTTGATTTTTTCAATCATGGAGGTTTCACTGCTCAAGAAGAACTTCTTCGAGCCAACCTTGAAAAGTTGAACTTGGAACTTCTAAAACTATCAAAAGATTTAGAACCCTCGGTACTGGAAAGTGCTAATACGATAACAGCAATTGCAGGTAGTGTGGCTACGGCGTTGGGATTGTTTAAATAATAATATTCAAATCATGGATAAAGATTACAATAGAAATATTAAGTTGCGATGTGCAGTTTGTGGAGATGATACTTCTTTTGAATTCAATGAAGATAAATCATACGTGAAATGTACTCGTTGTGGTCGAGAGTATTTTGGAGGATATAATGAAGTTGTAGAATTAAATCAAGAATTGGTTGAGACAGAGTTAGAAGATATAGAAAAAGAGGTTACAATAGACCTGAAAAATGATTTAAACAAAGTGTTTAAAGATGCATTTAGAGGAAATAAATACATAAAATTTAAATAGTATGAACACTTTTGATTGGATTGGATTCGCAGGGTTATTGGTTGCTTTGGCAGGTTGGTTATATACGTGGTACGTGGATCGAAAAGTAAAAACTCAAGAAATAGCATTAAATGATCTACAAATAAAAAAGTACAAAGAAGAAGAAGCCGAATCTAAAAAAGCCATCATTGAAGCAAATGTTTACAGAACTCCACCCACTCGTTCCCGTGTTAGTGGCTGGAGAATGAAAATATATAATAAGGGAAAATCTACCGCAAAAAATATTCGTATTGAATCTGAAGATATTGAAAAGATAGATTCCCATATAAAATTATACATTCCTGATGAATTGCTACCATATCCATTATTGCATCCACAAACTAGTTTTGAAATAGTGATGATTGTAAATAGTGGACATGATCGTATGCCTAAAATTAAATTCATTTGGGATGACGATTATGGAAGAAATCAAGAACGAGAGCAAATATTGAGTTTATAGTAGAACTTTTGAGGTGCTTATTTGTGAACTCAAGTAGCTCTTTGCAGGCTTTATACTTCTCTTCAGATGTTTGAAGTTTATCGAGTTTATTCCTTAACGAATTACTCTTTTTTAGTAACCATCTGGTGTGTATAACCTTTACCATAGTCATTATTAGAATGGCTATGTTTGTGGTAAAAATAAGTGTTGTCATAAGTTTTATCATAAAATATAAGTGTATGGAAGATAAAGACAAAATAATAGCTTCACTCCGGAAGCAGCTCAAGGAAGCTGTTAGCCGATGTAATGCCTTAGAGCAAGAAAATGCTCTATTGTCATATCAACTTGAAAAGATGGAGGAAAGATGTCCGGAATCACATTAAAGATAGACAAAGGCCAATCTTCCGCTTTCTCTGAGATTATGGGATTGCTCCAGTCTTTTCCTGGATTAAAGGAATGCAAGAAGCATTATTCGGTAAAGCTGACGGAAGAAGAGGTTTTCCGGTTCCGGAATGAACTGGATCAGATTATGCAACTATTGCCGCAATTGAGGGAAAAGGAGTGGTTCGATATTCCGGCTTACGGGACGGATGAATGGGCTAACTGGATGATAGATTTACACAGAAAAAATATGTAACTTTGGAGGGTGGTTTACAAATAGTTTACAGTCATATATGTAAATGATTAGAAATTAATAGATTAAAATATATGTCAGACAGTATTGTTATTATTCCCACGTATAACGAAAAGGAGAATATAGGAAATATTATTCGGGTTGTATTTGGGTTGGAGAAAGAATTTCATATTTTGATTATAGATGATGGATCGCCCGATGGTACGGCAGGTATTGTAAAACGGCTGCAAAAAGAGTTCCCCGAACGCCTTTTCATGGTGGAACGTAAAGGTAAGTTAGGATTGGGTACGGCTTATATCTGCGGATTTAAATGGGCAATAGAACATAAATATGATTTTATATTCGAAATGGATGCAGACTTTAGTCATAACCCGAATGATCTTCCCAAATTATATGCGGCCTGTATGGAACAGGGTGGTGATGTCGCAGTCGGTTCCCGCTACTGTAACGGTGTGAATGTCGTGAACTGGCCATTGGGACGTGTGTTGATGTCCTATTATGCTTCCGTATATGTTCGTTTTGTTACTGGAATGAAAGTACAGGATACGACAGCCGGTTTCAAATGCTATCGTCGTGAGGTGCTTGAGACGATCGATCTGGATCGTATCCATTTCAAAGGATATGCGTTCCAGATAGAAATGAAGTTTACGGCATATAAGTGTGGTTATAAAATCGTGGAAGTCCCCATTATTTTTATCAATCGTGTATTAGGCACTTCCAAGATGAACTCCTCTATCTTCGGGGAAGCACTGTTTGGCGTATTGAAATTGAAATGGTGGAGTCTGTTTCGTAAATATCCCCAAAAAGGGAATCGAAAAGCGATTGCCGGATAATGCCATTATTGTAAAAAGCAATAAAAAGAGATATTCAGTAAATGTCTCCACATAATACCATAGCATATGAAGATGATAGAGTATAATCACTTCATATGCCATTATTATTGTCATTTTTCTGTATATTCTCATATACTCTTATCGGGCAAGACATGAAGCTCCGGAAGAAGTCTTCTGACCTCTTCTGATTCTATCTGTAAATTCATGTCATGCAGCTTTCCCCGTTCTGTCCCTGATCTTGTCAATCATCAGTATGGCATTTGCCGTATGTATTCCGAGGAAAATCAACAGGATTTCCGTCTTCCTGTTCCTGGCCTTTATTCTTGAGAGCGAGTAATGTTGCTTTTGAGTGCCGAAGCTTCCTTCAAGCCGGGTGGCCCTTTCTTTTGAGAGTTCGCTTCTAAGCACCTTCCTCAAAAGTTCATC